AAACTCGGCAGTAAAATTATTGATTTTATGTGGTCCTGCCGTATATACTTCAATGCGTGGGTCGGTAGGAGTAATATTATCCTCAATAGCCACTACTAATCCACGCATAAATGTTGCATAATCTTGAAACTTATCTGTTCCATATACTAAAATTCTCATAGTAAATCCTTTCTGGACTTATATTATATCAGGTTTTTATGGGGTTGTCTATCCCTATGTTAGCATTTTGTAGACAATCACCATACGTTTCATGGTCTTGTGTAGGACAACCTATACGACATTTAGACATTAGGTTAACCTTGCCCAATGAACTGCTGCTGGTGCGACTGATGCTGTAACTGATGTTGCACTAATATCAGTGTTACCTGATGATGCTCCTCCCATCTTAGGGTTAGCGAACGAGATTGTTGATGCTACTGTTGAACCTGCTATTGATGGAGTTGTCGTGATTGTTCCATTGGAATACCACAAGAACAAAACTGCGTAGGTTGTGCCAGCAGTAAGGTTCACTGTGCTATCGAGTGCAATAGTTGTTAGACCAGTAGCGGTAGCGAAACCAGTAGTTTGTGCAGTCCTTGCCAAAATTGTGTAAGTAGAAGTTCCGTCAAAACTTGCCAAAGCAAACCGACCAAACTCTGTTGTTGAACCAGTTGTAGATTTGGTGGCGGTTACAATCACACTAACGTTGCTGACACTAATGTTTGACATTGGCACAAACGTTGTAGTGCGGATAGTTCCAGAAGTCATGGCAGTACTAGCAGTAGTACCTAAAGCATTAAACCTTGGATACAAGTCCAGACCTGTTGTTGATCCATTCAAATAACCGTTCAGGTCGTTTTGGCTAATAGCACCGAGATTTGTTCTTGCAGCACTTGGATTAATAGCACCAGTTCCACCATTTGCTACTGGAACGCTAACAACTGTACCTAACAAACCACTAGCAGCATTAGTAACAATACCAGCAGTGTTTAGTCCTGTAGATGTTAAAGTTGTAAATCTTCCAGTACCTGCTGTTGTTGCACCAATATTAAAGTTATCTATTGTTCCAACAGTTCCACTAGATAAAGATATTGATCCAGGTGATCCATTAGATGTTGCTGATGTTGATATATAAATGTTTCCACCAATAGCACCGCCGACCCCTGAAGCTGATGTAAAAATAGAAATATTTCCACCATTAGCATCTCTTAGTGATGATGCAGTAGCCGTAGATGAAATAGTTATATTGCTTCCAATGGGTCCATTAGCTGCTACATTGGCTGACGCAGACGATGTAATAGAAATAGTTCCACCAGTGGTATTTGCAGTTGACATAGAAGATGAAATGTTAAATGGAGATGTTGAAGAAGATGTGCTAACACTTAAAGATGTTAAGCCAGAAAGAGATGTTGCTGTTCCAGTACCCTGTGAAATAGTAATTGGAGTTGTTCCAATATAAAATGTTTGACCTGTTGTTGCAAGTGTTCCTGTAGATGAAGGTAGTGTAAATGTCAATGCACCAGTATTAGCATCTGTTGGTTTTATAATTGAAGTTCCTGTTGCAGCAGATTTTAAAGTTATTTGTCCAGTAGTACCATTTAAACCTATGGCAAGAGATGTTGCAGATAAAACATCTGTTGTATTTATCTTTAATGTTTTACCAGATGCTAAATCAATATTTTCAGATGATGTCCAAGATGAAGTAGAATTAACCCAGTTAAATGTTTTATCAGTAGTGCCTTTTAGAGTTATACCACCACCATCTGCGGTGGTATTGGTTGGAGAAGCAACAGATCCTAGTTCAATATTCTTATCATCAACCGTTAATGTTGTTGAATTAATGGTAGTTGTTGTTCCATTAATTGTTAAGTCTCCAGAAAGGGTTAAAGATGTTGCAGAAATAGCACCAGTAAATGCAGCCCCAGAAAGTGGTGCATAACTAGAAAGATCAGATGTTTTTGCAAGTGTTCCAATACCTGTAGGTAATGTTAATGTAGCATTTCCCAATTCAGATGGCATTAAAGATGTTTGAGTTGCAGCAGCAGTAGTAAATCCTATTGCTGGAGTAAAAGATCCCATACTTCCAAGAAGAACAGCTTTATTTCCTTGCAAATAATCGACAGTTATCATATTTTGATTATTTACTTTAACAACTTTTAATGGTTCACCACTTATTGTAGTATCTGATACCGATATTAATCCAGCTTCGGCAGGTGTTTGATTTTTCCACAATGTTGTGGCACTGTCATATGCCAATACTTCATTATCTGCAATACTTGCATCGGCTTCTAAACTAACATTATGTAGTTCTTCTAATTCAAATCCATTTTGAACGTGAATATATATTTCACCATTACCAGCACTTTTCTTTGTCATTACACCAAGATAAACTAAATGATATGGTGCTGATGGCTTATTTGCTAATCCATAAATAACACCACCTGCTACTGTTGGAGATAACCACATAGCATCACCAGCATTTGCACCATTAACATTTGTATTTAATCCAGAAAGAATACCATCTGTAGCAACATAACCCATACCACTATTTGCAGCAAGATCGGTTTCAAGGAAGCCAAGAGTCTTGCTAGAAAGACCTTCCATATTTGCCTGTGCTAAATCAACAGTAACATTTGTTCCATCAGAACCATTAATATAAACTACTGACCCTTTTGGTAATATATTAGATGTACCATTTTTTACATAAATATGAACCTGTGTAGCATCAGTGGTAGTAGATGTTCCTGATGCCAAACTTCTCCAAGCACCATTAATATATGAACGAATCTGCAAAAGGGTAGTATTAAAATACATATCTCCTTCTGAACCTGTGGCTGGATCAGAATTAAGATTAACTAAATTAATTGGAACTTGGAACTTTTTATTAGGCATATTTACATTTTACCATAAATCTAGTAAATACCTATTTATTCCACTGCTTAAAAGACCTTAAATAAACAATCATATATGCGGTAGCCATTACGATAAATCCATATTGTTTTGTGAATAATGCATAGGCAATCCAGATACATTCATTTACTGTTAAAACCAGCCAGCCCCATATTGTTTTTTGACCAACTAGGAATATGCCTGTTACTCCAATTACCGCCAAAATCCAAGACCAATAACTCACTTGTTATCAGTTTCTTTTTTATAACAATCTGGACATAAATACTTAAAATTAAATGCCTGTGTTTCAAGATTCATTTTATCTTGTAAAGCATAATATGCATCGTTTTCACATTTATCTATTTGACAAATCATTAAAAGTTTCCATAATCTACTTGTAAACAAGTCAAGCCAATAGAACGCCACATATCAACAACTCTTTGTCTATCATCAAGCACACAAACTACATCAAAGTTTGGTTTAATTAGTTCTTCATAAATCTCACGCTTAACGACACCATCATTTCTGGTATCACCAGTTTTACGCATAAATAATTTCATAAAAGGCGGGCAGTGCAAACGAAGCCATTCAAATGTATCGTCATAACAGATATCATCTCTAGCAGAAACAAAGATAATTTTATGTCCTGCTTTCCATAAACAGTTTACAACTTCAATTACATCTGGCTTTGGAGCATCATCAAGAACCTTAGAATAATCATATGGATCACGATTAGTTCTAGTTGCTACTGTGCCATCAATGTCTACAATTACAGCTTTTTGCATTTTTTCTTTTCTTTCTTTTTTTATTTGCCGAGTACTCTTCTTTTATTCCTAAAAATAGTGTTCCTATTAAAAAAAATGCGGTTCCACTTAAAAGCAATGTTATAAAACCGCCAAGAACATTATCTACACTACACATTTGTTTTCTCCTTATGAGTTGTCCAATAATAATTACAACGCTCACAACAAACACTATCACGATATGTATGAAATGCTTCTTCATATTGTGGATAAAGTTCTGGTGCTTTTGCGTATAGCCGACCACGATGAGTTACAACTACTTTATCAAACTCATCTGTTGACATCCAGTCTGGAAGAATAGCAGATTCCTGATTAGGGAAATGCTGTTTGTGAACACGCTCAATAACTTCCCAGTTATTTTCCCACTTGTATCCACGTTTTTCCATTTCGTCACGAATAGCAGAAAGGTACATATATAGCACACCCTCTGAACCTGCGAACATTTTAACCGCAGGATGATTTCTCCAACCTGCCGATTCACCAGAAAGTGTCTGTAAGATCTGACGACCTTCTAGTAATTGCTTAACTAATCTTTTAGTATCAAGAACACTTGCACATTCAGCAAATGTATATTCAGATAAAAATACCTGCATAACCGTCCTAAGTTTGTTGTGAGATTCTAGTATACCTAATTAATAGGAGAATGTCAAGAGAGTTTAAGGAATGAGCCATTCCAAATATTGTCAGACTTTGCTGTAGGCTCTACAATTTTTTCTTCTGGGATAATCCACATTTTGCATACTGCTTCTGGTTCAATAGCACCCTCTACAATCATACATTGATTGCCTGTATTGTCATTAAAGAAGATACAGTTTTGGCACATAAGACCTGTAGCCTTAAATGGATTAGCACTTGCAGGTGCATAATGAGCACCATCAGCTTTTGATGTTTGATTAAACATACCATATTCTAAAACTATTTCAAATAGTGATTCGGCTTGTTCTTGTTGTCTTTCATTAAGACTATCCCATTCATCTGCTTGGTCAGAAGGTTCTGGTGTTTCTGGTACTACCGCTTTTGCTACCTTTGCTTCTGATGCATACAATGCTCTCTGTTGAGCAATAGCACTTTTGCGGGATTTATGACAAGCAACAACTTCATTAGTTGAGTCTTTAACTACTGCATATCCCGATCCACATCGTGAATCTTTTTTAACTGACCAAGGCATAGTATTATTATACTACTATTCTCCGAATAATGCTTTTTTAAGTGCTGGCTTTGGTTTAGCACCAATAACCTGTGCTGTCTTAGAGCCATCAACATATACAGAAATAACAGGAATACTTGTGATATTAAATGCATTTGCAAGTTCCTGATTTTCATCAACATTGATCTTTAACAACTTTGCACCAGTTTCCTCTGCAAGTTGCTCCAATACAGGTGTAACCATTTTACAAGGACCACACCATTCTGCCCAGAAATCTACAATAGTAGTTCCCTTTTTAACTTCTTCTACAAAGTCTGCAATATTCATAACTTTCTCCTTTTTAATATAACGGTGACAGGAAGACCTTTATTTACCTACACTGGCAAACGTGTCTCTCTGGACTCGTAACTGTAACTATCAACCATCACTAAGGACGACTTCCTGCCACCAAGAGCCTCGTATCCGATTTGAACGGATGACCCTCGCTTTACAAGAGCGATGCTCTACCACTGAGCTAACAAGGCGTGTTTGAAAAAATTACTTTTTCCAAAACTTTTTAAAATTAGGATGCAAAAATGCCAGACCAACTACTCCAGAAAGTCCAGTAATAATTTTCTTTATTGTGTAATGCCTACCCTTATTCATAACGCCTCCTATTATTCTACTACAATATCAACTACACCTGCGGTACGCAGATAGTTAAAAGTAGCCGCTAAATATTCACGAGTATGACAAACGTGACAACCACAATACAATGCTACATCGTCAAGATACTCTGGTAAATCTTCACCTTCATAATCAATTACTTCATAGCAACGATCCATATGTGAGTCTACAGCATTTTGTAGTGCTGTTGCCTGTCCATCTGTTAAACTAATTTTTATCATAACTATATGGTATCAAATCTAATCGATTTTGTCAATACTAATCTGATGTTTCTTTTACGACTGCACCTAGCATCCAATGCCATCTTTGGTGCATATCCTGACGCTCTGCAAAGAAGTTTGCCAAAGCATTTTGCTTCAATTCTGTGGCTAAATCAAAACCTCTAATAAGTTTGACAGTCACAGCATCATTTGCAGCCAATAGGTCTGAAGCCATAGAAACTGGATCTGAAGTTACATCTGTTTCTGGAAGGTCAGAATATGCAATAAATCTAGAAAGTTTATATGGTGCATAATCACCAAGTTTTCTCAACCATTCAGCAAAGGTGTCAATAGAGCTATCATAATCTTGATAGATATCTTCAAAAAACTCGTGATACTGAGGGAAATCATCGCCCTCTACATTCCAATGATAACCGTGTGCCTTAAACTTAAGAGCAACCATATCAGATAGGGCAACTCTAAGTATTTGCAACAATTCTTCCATTTCAGTCTCCTTAGATTTATAATATTATTATACATTATTTTGCTCCCCACCGTAGATTCGAACTACGATTGCTAGTGCCAAAAACTAGAGTCCTGCCATTAGACGAATGGGGATTAGTGGAGAATAGGCGACTTGAACGCCTAACCCCTGCCTTGCAAAAGCAGTGCTCTACCGATTGAGCTAATTCCCCTTTGTACCCCCAGTAGGACTTGAACCTACGACCCACAGATTAAAAGTCTGCTGTTCTACCAACTGAACTATGGAGGCTTGGTACAGGTAGGTGGACTTGAACCACCGACCCCCACATTATCAGTGTGGTGCTCTAACCGACTGAGCCATACCTGTATATTATAGATTAGTTATTAATGTGTAACCAACCCATAAACCAACAATACCCATAACGCCAGACATTACTGGCGGTGCAGGAACTGGAAGTTTAAGCAATGCAAATACAATACCACAAACAGAACCTGTCAATGTTGATAAAATAATTTCTTTCATTTTTTCCTTTTCTCTACGCTCTCCCTACTGGACTTGAACCAATAACACTTCGATTAACAGTCGAATGCTCTGCCGATTGAGCTAAGGGAGATTGTGAGCAGTTTAGTGTCTTACTCAGGAACTTTTATTTAGTACCAGCCTTTGCGGTTCCAGAAGGACAAAGCGGAACAAGGTGTTCCATAACGAGCCTTAATGTATTTCAATCCCCATTTGATTTGTGTATGAGGATCGTTATACCAATTAGGACCTGCGCTTGCCATTTTATTTCCTGGAAGTGATTGTGGGATACCGTGAGCACCAGATGATGGGTTATGAGCATTTACTCTCCAACCGCTTTCTCTGTTCCACAACGTTACTAAACAAGTATATTGACTACCACACCAGCCATATTTATTAGCCATATAGGTTTTAGCAAAACGCTTATTGTAAGCAGGTTTTGCATAGGGCAGCCTTTGATAACTCCGTGATGCTGTTTTAGAAACAACACACCGAGTATGTCTTTCATTAGCGTTGGCTTGACTCTGGGCTATTGGTAGCGATACAAGTAAACTTGCAAGAAGCGCAATAGCGGGAATCAAAACCTTGGTTTTGAATCGCATATATCTAGTCTATCATAGATAGACAGTAAAGTCAATAGTTATCTTCTACCAGAACCACGTTTTACATATCCAGTTTTCTTTTTATTCATACTTCCTGGAGTATTGTATCCACTTTTATTTGGTGTATTCTTAATTCTAATTTCAAGTGATTCTTTAATTTTGTCGTGGTGTTTGCCCATTATTTTCTACTTCCGTCCAAAAATCCATAGTTTCTTCAATCTTCATCATAGCATCTGAAAATGAAAGATCAGCTAAGTCTTCATAATCTAGACCTATTTTATTTACAAGTCTTAAAAGTTTATGCGTTATCATTTTTCTTTACTCCAAATAAAAAGAACTTAATCAGCCCAATAAAGAAGTTAAGAATAACTACTTCTAAATATCCAAGAGCAGGTACTACTGGTAAAAATGAGTGTACAACACCTGCCGTAATCATAAACACCCAAAATAAAAATACTGTAGCAATTAATGCTGGTACAAAATAGTTATTGTTTTTCATTGTTTTTCCATTCATTTGCTTTATATCCAAGAAGAACAGCAAGTATAGTGGCAACCTGACCAACTATAAATCCAAAAATAAAATTAATCATTTAATACACTCACTGTAATTAGAAATGCTTCTGCAAAAGCCGCATTTTCTACTGCAAGATCTTCAACGTGACCTACATCTAATGTTCTACGAGCAAGATATTCCTGTAACCCAAAAGTATATTTAGTAATAAAATCATCTACTGAAATAAACTTATTAGATTCTTTTTTAGATTCTTTTGACACTTTTTCAAATTTCCATTCGTTATAACTCATTATTATCCTTTGTGGAGATGGGCGGATTTGCACCGCCGTCCTTTATATTTTCCATTATACAGTATGTCAGCAGTTTTGTCTAGCGTTTTTTCTTACTTTTTATACGACTTTCTGTTCCTATCTAGTCGTCAGACGGCTTTAGTTTATGCAGCTAAAGCGAGAGCGTTTTGTGTTGCGCCATTTGTTTTTATTTAGTTTTACAAGTTACTGTCTTGTGCTGCTGTATAAAGTTCCATATAAAGTCGAAACTATACATCCCCAAGATTGTTTAGCAATCTAATAGTGGTTGTGGATCAATATCACTTGTAGTGTTCCAGTAAGGTGTTGTATGAACCTCAAAATGAAGATGTGGTCCAGTTACATTTCCTTCTTTACCAGAAAGAGCGATTACTTGACCCTTCTTTACTCTTTGTCCAACCTTTACCTTTGCTTCAGAACAATGTGCATAGATAGCCCATACTGGTTTTGTACCAATACCGTGTGTTTTCTTTACTCTATGAACAACAAGAACTGAATGGTGTCCAAAGTTTGGACCCCAAGGTGCACCTACTGCTACAACCCGACCAGACTTTGCAGCCAATACAGGTGTACCAACCTTACAAGGGAAGTCTACTCCCTGATGATGACCTGCTGACCAGATCTTTCCAGGCTTACCATAAGGTGTGCCAATCTTTCCATCTTTAATAGGCAATGCCATTTTACTTTCCTCCGATTTTTTTAATTAGTTTTGTTAAAGGATTCTTACCTGTATATGAGATAAGATGCTTAGGATCTTTGGATCCGCCAACCTGCCAAAATTGTGTTGGCTGTGCTTCAAGGTGTAGATGTGGATCATTTCTCTTCATACCTTCTCTACCTACATCAGCGATATGCTGTCCTAGTTTTACCTTATCACCTATTTTTACATATACCGCAGAAACGTGACCATAAACTACATACCATTTTCCGTGTTTTATTACTGGTGCATATTGACCAAAAGATGGTCCCCAAATGCCTACCCCAATAACAACACCATCAGCAACAGCGTGTACTGGTGTTCCTATCTTTGCACCAAAGTCAATGCCTTGATGCCAACCACTCATCCACTGGGGACCTCTGGTTCCATAGGCACAAATAACTGGTGCACCTTTAATTGGTTTTGCCATAATAATTCTCCTTTTACTAAGTTCAATTTTATTATAACATATTTGCACCCCCAGAGAGATTCGAACTCCCGACCTGTAGGGTAGAAACCTATCGCTCTATCCACTGAGCTATGGGGGCAAAGTGGGGTGTGTGGGACTTGAACCCACGACTGGCAGATTATGAGTCTGCTGCTCTGACCTACTGAGCTAACACCCCAAGCAATTAGTTGCTTGAAGATGATTTCTCGTTGATATATTGTCTTTCGTCAATAATTTCATATGCAAATTTTTCTAATGCTTTTTCATTCTCAGCATAGTCGTGTCCACAAAAATAAAGTTCTCCGCTCACACCTTTAACAATAACGAACGCCTGTGAGCCACACTTGTCGCAACGATCTGCGATTTTTAATTTACGTTCATTTTCAGTAGTTTCCATTATAGTATTCATTATACTCCTATGGTAGTAGTGGTTAAAAGAGGAAGTGGACTGTCGTGAGAGAAATCCACTTCCTCTATAAATATATTATAGCACTTTTATATAGAAATTACAAGGATTTTGTAATACTTTTACACATATCTTCCACAAGTTGCTCAAAAGATAGTTTAGGTTCCCATCCAAGCTTTGTGATTGCTTTTGAGATATTGCCAACTAAAAGATCTACTTCTGCTGGTCTAAAAAACTGTGGGCTAATTCGAATAACAGTTTGTCCTGTATTAGTATCAATACCTACTTCATCTAAACCCTCACCCTGCCATTCAATATTCATACCAAAATAGTTTGATGCGATATTAATAAAGTGCCGTACTGAATTGGTTTGACCTGTTGCAATAACAAAATCATCTGGTTCATCTTGTTGGAGAATCATCCACATAGCCTCAACAAAGTCTTTAGCGTGACCCCAATCACGCATAGCATCAATGTTGCCGAGATACAAACAATCTTGTTCTTTATTTGATATAGCGTGTAAACCCTTTACAATCTTTTGTGTAACAAAGTTATCACCACGCCGAGGTGATTCGTGATTAAAAAGAATTCCAGAACAAGCAAACATTCCATATGATTCACGATAGTTTTTTGTAATCCAATAAGCATAAAGCTTTGCTACACCATATGGAGAGCGTGGATAAAAGTCTGTTGTTTCTGATTGCGGTATCTCTTGTACCTTACCAAACATTTCAGATGTTGATGCCTGATAAAACTTTGTATTAAGACCAAGTAATCTAATAGCCTCAAGAATACGAAGTGCTCCTAATGCATTAATATCTGCGGTTGTTTCTGCAAAATCAAAAGATAGACCAACGTGTGACTGTGCACCAAGATTATAAATCTCATCTGGTTTAATTGAATCAATAATGCGTGTAAGAGATCCAGAATCTGTTAGATCTCCATCGTGCATAAAAAAGTTTGGTGTTCCAATTAGGTGATTAATTCTACCACCATTTGGAGTAGATGTTCTACGATTAAGTCCGTGAACCTCGTATCCTTTTTCTAAAAGAAACTCTACAAGATAAGAACCATCTTGTCCAGTAACTCCAGTGATTAATGCTTTTTTCATTTAAATCCTTATCTAAAAAGCCCCCACAGTAATCCTGTGGGGGGGCAATTAATTAGTTTGCAGTTTTCTTAGAAGCAGTTTTCTTAACTGGCTTAACTTCTTCTGCTGGTGTCTCAGGGATTTCTGTTTCAACCTGCGGATCACCAAATACAGCAACTAGAACGTCATAAGATTCTTCAATCCAATTACGAGCAGTATCTGTTTTTGCTTCAATGTCTCCATTGAAAAGTGCTAGTGCGATTGCACCAGCCATATCGTGCCGATTGAAGATGGTACGAAGAACTGCTGGATACTCATTGGTAGTATCAAACCCTTCTTCTAGGTCATCATAACGGCGGTAGTACGATGTTGCCACATAAGCAACCTTGCTATCAAATGTTGTATCTTTTGTCATATGTATATATTATCCTATTTCTGATCGATTGTCAATAGTTTTTTAACTATTATTCTTCTATATCTTGTGGTAAATCTACTTTTTTCATAGACTTAATATTGTTCCACTTTTGTCTTGCAAATGAGAAACCTGCATCGCCACCCCAAAGATCCCAAGCAACTCTGCCTGGACTTGGATAGCCTTTTTCTCCAGCATTAAAGCCTTCAGCTTTTTTATCAACTTCGTGGCGGGAAAAGAAAGAAAACATTCTAGCAATAGTAGATTCACTTAATGATTCACCATTTACTATTTGATTTGCTCTAGCAAGACCTACTGATGTTCCACCACGCTTACCTTCTTTATGCCATTTTAATGCTCTTGCAGCAGCAGTTTTCATACCTGCCGTTGCCTTATATCCATTTTCTGCCATAACTATATTATATCAGGATTTCTGCCTAATATAATTAATTAGGCTTCTTTGTTGCTTTGTTAGGCTTTCTAGATTACAAGAATATGTATTATTATTTGGCATAACAATCCACTCATTAATTTCTTCCTTGACCGTCATATCTATAAGCCCCATATTCCAAAGCTGAAAAATCACTTCATTTGTTTCTTTAATTTGTTCTTCATAAAACTCTGGAAAAGTAGATCTAAACTTTTTGGTGGTTTGATACAATGGTTCATCGTTTTCATCATAACCCATTTTTATTAAATACCCATCTTTGACAAGTTGATTAATTATTTCAGTCATTTCATCATCGTCATTATTAAATACATCAAACATTAGACCATCCCCATTCTACTTAAATACTCTCCAAGGTCTTGAGTGGTTTCACTTATTTTATGCCTATATGGTGCTTCAATAACATTGTCTCCAGATTGCTTTATTTCATTTACTTTAAAGTCTCCAAAACTATGTATTTCTATTTCTCTTTCACCCACATTTTTTGGAGTACCTGCAATAGCATTATAGATTGATCCACAAACAGCATCTGCAAGATCTTTAGAGCCTTTTCTTGGATGATCGACTTTATCTCTAATTAATCTTAGTTGTAATAATTCTTCTGTTAACAGTGGAATAGCTGGACCAAGTATTCTTTCTTCCGCCACAAGCATAGCCATATCCTCATAATGTTTTTTGGCAACAGATAATGTTTCAGTATTCATACCCAAAGATTTTAGTTCATTCATAATATCTAAACTATTCCATCTATCAAATGTTACCTTACGAATGTTAAATCCTCTAGCCCTAAGTTCTAGAATATAATTTTTTACATCTTTAAATTCTACAGTTTTATCTGCGGTTGGTGTCCACCATCTAACAGCATCTACAACAACATATGGATTAACAACATCGTAATCATTAAATGTATTTACCTTTACCCATTTATCAACGTGTGCTAAAGACACCGCACAGTGATCGTGCTTTTGTGCAAGATCAACGTGAACAAAATATTGTTTTTCTGGATTTGGTTGGAACCATTCTGCAAATCTACCCTCATCATTTACAGCAAGACTAGGACTTCTAAAACAAGCCTCAATCTTTTCTTTTGAACGGAAGAAAGCATCTACAGCATCTGGTGGCATACAAGCAAAACGAGAAAGGGCATCAATAGGGTTGGTATAGAAGGCAATCTTAAAATCCTCTATTTTTCTAGTAGGATTAATCTCCCAAGTTGGTCTGCGTAAAGCAAAAACTTTAGGAAAATGATAAGACTCAATTATGTCTTCTTCCCACTGGACAGTAAAATAATTGTCTTCTCTGTCTTCTTCTATGTCTTCATCAAGTTTAAAAGTGTGTTCTCTTGTAAGAACATCTTTTGTTGCCACCACCGCATTGTATCTTTGCTGAATATAATCATTACGATAACGAGGAAATGAAAGCAGAACTACTTTACCAAAATCTGGAAAGCGGGAATCTACAGATGCACGATACATATCATACAGACCCTGAGCGGTTTTAGCTTGGTCGTGACCAGACGTAGACTCTGTAGCAAAACCAGAAATCTCATCAAGAATTACACAGAGTACGTTATAACCTTCCCAAGACTCTCTTTCAGAGTGACCAGAGTGACAAGTAATATTTTTATCAAACTTAATAGCACCAGCGGTTGGTGTATACTTTCCTAAAAACCAAGGGGACTTTTCAATTCTAGTCTTAAAGCCCTTAAAGAAAACATTCTGTGCCTGTTGAGCATTGATAGCGATATTAAGAATATCAATAGAGTCGCCTGGAGGCTTGCCATAATATTTGGCTGGATCTTTAAGACATAACAAAAGATAAACCATATAGGTAACAGCGATGGTAGACATATAATCTTTACCAGAACCTTTACCAAGTTGAAGGATTACTTCATTGCAAGTTTGCTTCCATCTTTTATTACCTTCATCTTCACCATAAAGATTAAGCAATGTTTGTTTTTTATAAATCTGACTCATAGCACGAATAGATTGATACTGATAATCAGATAGCGGTGGTAGACCAAGATATTCATCAGACACAACAAACTCTTCTAGCATAACTGGTTTTTCATCAAACTCGTCACCGCCGAGAAGGTCTAGTACGTCTTCAAACATTAGATAGGCTCTGCCTTATTATTAATCTTAGATAACCTTTCTGCCACCTGCATTTTACAATGATCACAATCAGAAACAACGTCACGAATAACTGACATAATTACTTCTTGTTTTTCTTCAGACTCAATAATTCTTTCTGCCATTTCATTGTTATCCAGCATACCTGCTTTTTGTAGCATATCTATTTGCTTTTGCTGAATATCAGCAATTAATTTAAGAGCAGTAGTTTTTTGATTTAGTTGTGCCGATTGTGTTGCTTCTTCGACAACAGACCAAGCCTCTTTAATAAGCATAGAGTAATGCTGATCAGCTCCTGTGAGAGCCTCTCTAGCACGAATCTGAACCTGTCTATCGCTTTTAATAACATAACGCCATTCCTCTAAGTATTCAACAACGTCTGCCCTTTTAAAACCAGTTAACTTGGCAATATCAGTAGGGTTTGTGTTACCCTTCAAAAATTCGGAAGCAACAACATTGATGCGTTCCCAGCGGTCAGCAAGTTCTAATTCAGACATTTTTCTTTTTCCTTTTTCTCTTAGGTTTAATTATACCCTTTAATTGTTCTGGATAAAAGGAACGGTATCCAGTAGGACCAATAACATCAATCCATTCTGTTCTTGTTTTTGAATTAATTACATACTTCTCAAACTTATATATTCCACGTTCGTATTTGATCTTTACTTCTGTTCCTGGAACGAGAATATCTTTTCCGTGTTTATATTCATACCAAATAGTCCAATTAGGATTATATTGGATTTCTATCTTTTTCTTAGCCATTTTAGCCACCTGTACTGTAAAATCCTGGACCATTAAATGTAATGGTAGGAGAGTTGAATGTTCTTTTCATTGGTTTTGAGCATTGCTCACATAAGACTTCATTGTCTCTTTCATCAACAGTTCTTTTTAGTTCTTGTGATGAATCACAATCACCACAAACATACTGATATGTTGGCATTAAATATCTTCCTTAAGTTGATTTTTAATTGCTATCTTTAATAATATTAAATACCCTAGAATATCATCTACAGCATCAATCATACCCTCATTTTCAAAGGTCTGATTATTCTTAATTCTATTTAGTTTATCGTCAAGTCTTGCTGATAACTGCTCTACCGCCGTACCTTTACTAAAAATAGATGCAGGATATAGAGCAGAGTTTCCATAAGAGATATTTTTTTGGATCAGCATCTTAGTAACATATATGGCTTCTGCAAGGATTTCTTTACCTGCTGGTGCCTCTAGAGCAAACTCAACTAGGTCATTTAATCCATAGTCATTCTTGCCATTATACTCATACATTATTTAACTCCTTATTTATCTTTTTAATTCTAGGGATATGATATTGCTCTACAACACTTTCCCAATTCCATTTTCTATGAATGTCAAATGACTTTAAAAATGACTCTTCTATGTCGCTCAAGTGATTTTCATAAGCCTTCCTCATATTATACCGCATAGATTCAGTTTTGGGAAGATATTTTTCACCAAAATATATTCTTTTTAAACTTTCATCTATAATATTTTCCTGAGCATCTACAAGATCACTATCTATTTTATATTTAATATCATCTTTATATTCTGCCCATTCCCAAGTTGAAATAACTGGAATGCCTGTTGCCATAGCTTCAAGGGGTATCATTCCAAATCCTTCGCCCCAAGAAGGATAAACCAAACAGTTAACTCTATGTAATATTTTAAGATATTCATTTTGAGTAATATCATTTTCAATGATAATTATATTTTTATAAATTTCTCGGGGATCTACTAAACTACCGTTTCCATCATCAATTCTTATTGTATGCCCACCTTCATATGCTTTGATTAAAAGTATAACATTTGGATCGTGACCAAATTCTTGAATAAAAGCATCTACAGTTTGTTGACCACCTTTTCTAACTGATGGTTCTCCACAATGAAAAAAAATAAATTTTTCAGTTACTCTTCTTTTTGCTGGCAACCAATGCCCAGAAACACCAAGAGGCATAACATAGACTGGTCTATCTACAGTTTTTCTAAAAGTATCTGCAACCCAAGTTGAAGATGCCCAAACTTCATCTGCTTTATTTAAACATTTAGTCCATTTATCAGAAAGCATAGTTGTTTCGTGACAAGAATATAAAACATTATATGCACCAGAAAACATTATATGAAGCTCTGGATTGCTATAGGATATGTTTAATGGAATATTTGGGTTTGCGACTGCAACAGTTATATCATTTTTTTCCATAGCATTAATCATATATTTTGCAGATAAAGCATATCCAGTTATTGGATCTTTATATTGCTCTAGTTGAGTAACACCAGAAAAACTTATTATTTCTTTTTCCAAGACCTTTGATCCCTTACTAATCCAAACTCTACTAAATATCTGTAGATAGTTTGATGACTTGTACCACATTCTTTTGCAATATCATCAATACTCATTCTATCAACTAGATACCGTTTTGTCAACCATTTTTTAGACTGATATAGTTTCATTTATCTCTCCGTCAAGTTCTTATATGCATAATAAGCAATACCCATAGAGTCACCGACATCATTATCGGTTACATCTACTCCATAATTATTGATGAAATAGTCCATAGTTTTTTGCTTCCGCCGATTTCTCATCTCTGCTTTATACCAAGAAACGCTTTTTCCTGGAATCTCTTTTTCAAGTGCTGCCTTGTCTGCCTTTGTTGGATTTTTATTGCCAATAAATGCTTGCCACTGAACAGGAGCAACAGTGATTACCTTTGTGTGCGGGCGCAAAAGTCTAGCAAGAACCGCACCAACAATCATAGCAATCTTTAATCCAGCATCAGCAGACCTAACCATTATAGCAGATTCGACTGCAACATAGTCTGGTTCAACAAGTGAAGCAATTACTTGTGCTTTTTTATTTGCATCTTTGATCTTTTCATAAATGTCAGCACCCTCTATTGGAAGCTTTCCAAACTTTACTGGATTACCATCTTGAAATAAGCAAAAGGCAATAGATGCCGTTGATGCATCTATACCTAATACTTTATTTGCTTTAGTTTTTGCTAATTTTGCTAATGACATTTAAAATCTCATCCCTTGCTATATTTGCTTTATTTTTCTTTTTTGCAGTCTGACAGTCTTGACAGATTACATCTGGATTATACCGACTTAACTTATTGCTACAAGTAGAACAAAGTCTTACTTCACCAGCAAGCCTAGCTTTTTTGGCATAATATTTTTCCATAATCTTTTTATTTGTTGATAACCTACAGCAATCTTTTGAACAATATTTTTGATTATGTGTTTTGTATTCAAACTGATTGCCACACTGAATACAGGCTTTGGTCACGAACGAACCTCCAAAGGTTCAATCTTTGTCCTACCGTCTGATGCAGACCAACAATCACCTTTTACTGGACAATAATTGCAGTTAGAACTATTTTCTTTGAATGGTCGCTTAATGTTTTTCTTATCCTGCCAAGCAGAATAAACTCCACGCATCCAATCCAAAATATACTCAACATATTTCTTATTTTCATCAGACATTACGATGGGTATAACTGCAATCTCGTGACTATTTTTATTTTCATATAAGAAATAGCCTTCTTGCAAATCCATAACATACATATAAATCAATAGCTGAACAACGTGACTATCAGAACCTGTAGACGTATCTTTACGGATATCAAAACCCTCTGACTTAATTGTTTTTATTTCACCGACAATCTCTTCACCGTCAACTTCTGAAATCATATCTGCAAATCCACGAATAGGTGGATCTTCACATAATACTTCACGCTCAAGTTCTTTTACTAAGCCAGCCTTAAGCAAAGCACCCTGTATTCTATCGTGTGCTTGAGTACCAGCATTCATTGCAGCCATACCTTGTGCAGTAAAACTTGTTTTAAAGTTTGCACCAGTAAATGCTAGATTCCAATATCTAGGACAGGTTCCATAACCATATCCAATAGTGGATGGCGAAAATGTTTTTTTGACCATAAAGTTGGTTCCATTTTTGCCATCTAAGTATGCCTTGCCAACGGCAAGTCTAAACTTCTTTGGGTCTATCTTTGTGTCTCTTGGCTTTGTTGTCAAAGTTCCAATTAAATTTTTTACCATTATGCTCCTAAGTTATATCGTGCTACATACTTGAGAGCATCTACCATTTTGTCGATAGAATCTTTCATTGTATAATACACATTCTTTTTTGTATTATTAATACTACCAGAAGGTCCTTTTTCAACAGTAGAATACCAAGTTGCCAATACACCAAACTTAGCACTCATTGCTTGCATCTTGTTGATAAGTGCAACAGCCTGAACAGACGGAATATCTGGCTTCATCATAACCTTGACGATAAGTGCCAATGCTTCGTCTAAGTCTTCATCTTTCATAAATTCGTGCAGGTCATTAAACTCTGTCACCTGATTAATATAATCAAGGGTTGATTCCATTTGCTCTCTCCAATAAATCTTCTAGGGCAGCCCATTCAATGACTGCTAATCTTATCTTTTGTGTTTCACCGATTGCCAATAATAGGGCTGGATATTTATCTTTGCTTGTTTTAAGCGTATCGGTAACTATCTTAGCCCATACCTCTTGGTTTATGGTGAAACTTTTAGATGCTTCTTTTACATCTACAACAAACTCATCTGTAGAACCATCAGCTTTTTGATATTGTCCACGACCAGAGTTTTTATGTGCCTTTGCACCGATCTTTTTTAATTCACCACGTTCACTCATAGGGTAGCCTTATTAATATGTCCTTGTGGACATACATATTTAAGAATCATATTATCTTCATCAAGTGATGCAGAATTAACATTTGCAAAACATTCACCACATATAAAATTTCCACCCATTGTTACTTCATCTTCTTTCTCTACTTCTTGTTCTTTTTTACCGCCGACAAACTCTCTTGGATCTATCATATCTTTGCATACACCATACTTTCTAGAGTATCAAATACTTCAGGGTTAGTCCGAACATACTCTACGACCTTTGCACGACCCTGTAAACGCTGGTCTAGGATTGTGTACCAAGCACCGCCACGCTCAATGATGCCCATAAGTTCTGCAACGTCAACAAGGTCTGCGACTTTATCTACACCAACGTGACCGCCCTGAAAATAGAAATCATATGAGCCGTTAATAAACTGTGGACCAGTTTTATTATAGTCAATACTCCAGTTTACTGGACGACCAACTTTTTGCTCAATTAGTCTATCTCCTACAGCAATCTTATCTTTAATAGAGTTTGCCTCTGCTTCAGAAGACCATAGTTTTACAATAGTGCTACTAAAGAACTTTACAGCCATACCACCTGTTGGAATATGTGTAGCGTGCATAGATCCAAAACTATTGCGTTGCTGTGAAATAAGAATAAGCAAAGTGTTTTCATTTGCATAATTAAGCATCTTAACTGCGTGAGTCATATCCTTTGCTTCTGCACCAATCTGTTTGGTGTCTTGAAGTTCTTTAAGTTCACTTCCATCTTTCTCAAAATAGATTGCAGGAAGCAAAGCAGAGATAGAATCAACTACAATAATATCTACACCAGCTTTCATCAAATCTACACCAACATCAACCATATCATTGATAGTTTTTGCTGGAGAGTAAATAAGTTTTTCTGAATCAACACCTAATTGTTCAGCCCATTCTGGAGAATATGATTGCTCAGAATCAATCCAGGCACAAACCTTTCCATTTTTTTGGGCTTCACCAATCATCTGTAAACAAAATGATGATTTACCCGCTGACTTATTTCCCCATACAAGAACTTGGCGACCATATCCTAGTCCACCCTTTAGTCCAACATTAAGACTAAGACTTGGTGTTGGTTGTTTTTCTATTTCTACTTCTGTTGCTGACTGTACCCTTTTTCTTGTCTTTGGGTCTAGCCTCGCTAAGATGTCTTCCATCTTTGTTTCTGTCATTAAAATGCATCTCCAATATCTTTGCTAAATCTTTTATTTCTTCTTCTCGCATTGTTTCAATCTTTTTAATAATTGAATACATTTGCTCTTCATTATAGCTTCTTATTACAAGTAGAAGTTCTCCGTCTACCCCTTCTAAAAAGTATCCCTGCATATTATATCATCCCAATACGTTATGCATTTTTGGTCTATTTTGATTAACCAATGTTTTACTAATTAATGTGTCTTCAAGCGATGCATCAACTTCACCTGCAACACGAAGACCTTCATACAAATCAACAACACGAATAATAATGTCTGCTAATTCTTCAACTACTTCATCTTTGCCCTTGCTTTTACGCAAAGCCTCTAAAACTTCTGTTGCTTCCGAATGGATCATAGCAATCTGTTTTGCATAAAAGATAAAAGTTTCTGATGTTGGTACTGGATACATATAGTCCCAGAAACCCTTGTCTTTTGCATTGTCGTGGACACTCTTTGCTAAATTATCTAGATTCATACTCTCTCAAACTCCTTTACTGTAGTACTACCTGATTGTGTTTCCTGTAAAACTGGTTTACATTTATTTCCTGGCTTCAAACTTGCCAACGCTTGTCCATACATATTAGGAAAGATTACGATAGACTTCAAATCTTTATCGGAATCTGCAATAACTGCGTTAGCCATTTTCTGTCCAGTTTTAGTCTTTCTTGGCGTAAAGCTGATAGTAAAATATTCTCCATCTGCCAAAGGCATTGACTTAGCCTGTAAGTATTTAATGAAAGGATCTTTAGTATCCTTCATATTATCCGCCGTTGCATAAGCACCAATACGATTATCTGCAACTAAGAAGATATAGATTTTTCCTGGTTCGATTGTTGTGTCCGACCTGTCAAAGATGCCAACAGAGCCAGTCTTGTCAACGATTTCGATGCGTGACCAACCGTCTCCTCGTTTGATGGATTTGACCATAGCAATAACGAGAAAGCATCCTTCTTCGGAGTAATCTTCAAGTGGTTTTGCATAAGCCTCAATCCAGCGTGGCATATCACTTGTAAACTCAGGGATATTAAGGTATTCGTAATAATTTTCTTTTTCATTTCCAGTCCTTAGATTGTCATTAAATGCTGCCGCACCAACTTTATTAAGTGCATCTATAGCCCTGTTATTTATACCAGAACCTTTTTCACTAGCAACTTCTCTTAAATGCTCATAACTTTGATATGGTCTATTAGCAATAATCTTGCTACCAATATTTTCAGAAATGAACTTAATATTACCTAATCCAAATCGGATAGAATCACCGTCAAGAGTAAAGTCAATATCTGATTCATTAACGTGTGGAAGTTTAATCGAAATACCCATACGTTTTGCTTCAATTAGATAATCTGTACGAGTATCTTTATCTTTTTCATTACGAAGAAGAGAATACATAAACTCGTGTGGGTAATACTTCTTTAGCCAAGCCGACCAATATGAAAGCATTGAGTATGCAACAGCGTGTGACTTATTGAATGAATAACCTGCGTGTGCTTCAAAGTCTTTCCATAAACCTTCTGCTTGCTTTTCTGTAATATGCTTGGATGCACCCTTTACAAACTGCTCACGATATTTGTCAAACTCTCTAGCATCCTTTTTCTTACCAATAATCTTACGAACTTTATCCGCTTCAACCATAGACATACCGCCTAAGTGAACACAGGCAAGCATAACTTGTTCCTGATAAAGAATACATCCATAAGTATCTTGCGTAAAGTCCTTTACGATGTCGTGAATATAAGTCACTGGAGATTTACCCTTTTTACGCTTAATGTATTCAGCACCGATAGTATTCATAGCTCCAGGACGTACAAGAGCATTGGATGCAGCAAGTTCATCAAATGAATAAACACCCATTTTAACAAGCAGGTTTGTATAAGGTGTTGCTTCTGCTTGAAATACGCCCTTAGTAAATCCTGCGGTTAAGTCTGCATAAACTTCTCTATCATCTAGAGCAATGCTTGAAAGATCGATATCCTTGCCTTTGCGCTCTTTAATCATATCCAAAGTATCGTGAATTACTGTAAGAGTTTTTAGACCAAGAGCATCAATCTTAATTAGACCAATATCTGCTACCTGTTCCATATCTACTGCAACCACCTGCACCCTATCATCGCTTTGTGTATCTTTACGAGTTTCAATAGGTGCATATTTTGAAATAGCATCTTTAGAAGCAACAATACCTGCGGCGTGCATACCAGTTCCACGAATACGTCCACGCAACTTCTCAGCATACATTACGACCTCTGGATATTTTTCACGGAAGTCTTTAGAGATTGATGCTGACATAAACTCATCCCAAGTTTCAACACCCTTTAGTGCCTTATTTACTTCTGGAAGTGGAATATGAAAAGCTCTAGCAACATCTCGGACAACACCCTTATCTTTGAATGTAAGAAATGTAGCAATAGATGCAACGTGCTGATACTGGTCTGAAAGATATTCTTTAACCTGACTACGCTTTCTATCTTCATAGTCCGTATCAATATCTGGAAAGTCATTACGCTCTGGATTAATAAATCGGAAAAACAATAAACCATACTTAATTGGATCTACTTCTGTAATGCCAAGTGAATAGCATACAAGTGAACCAGCGGCACTACCACGACCTGGACCAACCATAATCTCATTGTTCTTTGACCAGTTAATCATATCTGCAACAATGATGAAGTATGATGAAAAGTTTTTAGACTTAATAATATCTAATTCTTCATTCAAGCGTTCAATATATTCTGGCTTGTCTGCAAGACCACGCTTTGCCAAACCTTCTAAGGCAATCTTTTCTAATTGATGGTCTGGGTCACGATATTCGGCAGGAAGTAAATCAAGACCCTGCTTGATTTCATATGAACCAATCTTTTCACTAATCTCAACAGAGTTTTCATACAAATCATCTCGGTCAATACCTTGATCAAGCATTAGTTGCTTAACATCTTTATGACCCATAAGATAGATTTCCAAGTCTTTAAATGACATAAACCTATCGCCATATAAATAATCAAGGCGTTCAATTAAATCTTTAATCTTACGACTATCTTCAAACTTTGCTTCTTTACGGATATTAGGATGTGTACCTAGAATAAGCATAATCTCTTCTGCAATCCTGTCCTCTGGTGAGGCATAATGGCAGTCCAAAGTTACGGTAGATTTGACACCCATATCATCTGCTAGTTTAAGCATTTGATGATTAAGTTCGGCAGGATTATGGGGCTGTAATTCCATATAGAAGTTATCCCCAAATACATTCTTGAACCAATCTGTGTATTCCACCGCCTTTTCCATATTGCCATTTTGGATAGCCTTAGCAATAATGCCATTCATACATCCAGAAATGACTACTAAGTTTGTGGAATGAGTTTCAAGCGTTTTAAAATCTATGCGTGGTTTTGAAAAGAACCCTTCGTTCCAACCGATTTCAGACAGTTTTGAGAGGTTCTGGAGCCCATTCTCGTTCTGTGCTAGGACAATAAGATGGTTATAAATCTGCTCATCTTCTTCTCGGTCCTTTTTAGACCTCTTATCGGTCATATCTGTGGTGAAATAGGCTTCTAGCCCTAGAATTGGCTTTACATTGGTATCTTTTGCAGCAATAAGGAAATCACGATGCCCACTCAATGTGCCGTGATCAGTAATAGAAAGTGCTGTCATACCCACTTCTTCTGCTCTTTTAAGAAGTTCTTCTGGTGAGGAAAATCCGTCTAGTAGGCTGTAGTACGAATGTGAATGATGATTATGATACATTTATCTCCAATAATTTAAGGGGGCAGTAATATTATATATTACCGCCCCCGATACTGTCAAGAGTTTTTACCACTCAACAGAAGTGGATGCTGTTTCCTCGGCTTCAAGACCCATATAAAATGATTCTTGGTCCGCATACTTAATCTGACGAGTTGCAGTTTTTTCTAGGTCATATGTTTCAAGACCTGTGAAATCAAACGGCTTCTCATCTGTGGTAACAGGGAACAACGAATAGCTAGTCAGCGTACCAGTTCCATTCCGCTTCAATCGCCAAACAACATTTGACACAGAACCTGTATCTGATGCATATTCAATGATTGTGGTAGTAGTTGGTGACTTTGGACCAACACCCTGCGACCAAATCGCTGTGTAGGTTTCACCCTGACCTTCATCTACCAACACATTTGTGTAGTAGCGAAGACGAGCTTTCCAACCAGCCTTTGGATCTTTACGATGCTGTTCGCAACCGTAACATTTTCCTTCATCATCAATAGAGCACAAAGCCTTACGCTTGTAATCTTTCGGATTGGTATGTTCTGCGATAACAATCGCAAGACCCAAATCTTTATTATAATTCTTTGAGTCGGGATCTACTTCGTTAAGAAAACGAATCTTTACGCTCTGCCCATCTTCTAACTTGAGCCAACGAGCCTTTGGACCGTCTGAACCAGATGGTCGTTCGATTAGATTTTTGATATTTGCTAATCCTGTAATTGCCATATTTTATTTCTCCTTTTAATATTCGGTTCTATAGGTGAACCTTGTACATTTATTTTATCATATTGAGAGTGCTAAGTCAAGTGACTTTATGGAAGAAAATGCAGACAAAATCTCTTCATCTGTCATATCTCCAATATCCTTTTTACCGTCTGCAATATTCAATACTCTTATATCTTTACCAGATAAGTGCTTGCTTAGTTTATTTGTCATTTCTGAACCTGCCATATCATTATCTGGTGCAATAATAATTACCTGTGCGTATTTATTTAAAAGTGCTGCTTGGTTTGTACCAATATTTGCACCAAGAGTAGCAACGGCAGGAATATCTAATTGCCACAATCTCATAGCATCAAATGACGATTCTACAATAACAATATCATTAAACTTTGAGTTATTAAGATTAAACAATACTTTGCTTCTGGGTAGTCCATTGGAGTTTTTAAATGATTTACCTTCTACAGACCGCCCCACAAATCCGACACATACACCTGTATGTGAATAGATTGGAACAGTAACCATATCCTGTTTTTCTGAATATCCTAATTTAAAATGTTTCATTGCATCAACGGTAATATTTCTGCCAAGAAAGTAATTCTTTGCCCTATCACTTTGCATCAGGGAAGTATGCAAACGGTCAATAAGAGCAGAGTCAAACTCATCAAACTCTTCTTTTGGCTCAATGGACTTTTCAACTTTTTCTACAAAGTTAATTGACTTTGCTGCATTAGATATAATTCTGGAAGCCTCAAAATAATTACGATTAGTTGTTCTCATAACAAAATCTATAATGGTTCCATTTTCACCACAAGAGAAGCAAAGGAATAATCCTTTTTCTTTATCTACTTCACAAGCTGGTGTATGGCGATTATTATGGAATGGACAGAATATTAGATAATGTGTTTCTAATTCTGTGCCTATTGTGATTCCGCAGGAAACGATAATTTCTCTGATTTGGTCTGGGTCGTAAGATTCATTGGTATTAGTTTTGTTCCAACCAGTCCCTTGTAACATTTTGCCTTTGCTTTCCCTAGGTATATTCCATACCAAGTTATTTTAAACTCAAATACATTACCATTATAGTCTATTGTGAAAACTGGGTCAAGGTCTAAATGTGGAACATATCCTTTTTCTCTCAAATAACTATCCATTATTTGATCATATTGTTCCCTTAAACGCAGAACATCAGCCTCATCATAGATCTGACCATCTATGGTAAACTTTTTAATTTTCTTATGTCCTGCAAACTCCATATAACCATTATAGATTATAAAGAGTCTGCAGGATCTAACATTTCTTCAAACTTTCCACTATCAAAATCTGCATCAACAAAGAAGTCACCTAAGAAACCGTGACGATTCTTTCTAAATGCAACTTCCAATACACCTGTATTTTGCTTACGACCAAATGCAAGTAGCCAGTCAGCATCGTATGCAATCTGACGTGACCAAGCAACCTGACCAAGCTGTGGCACAGATTCTAAATCGCTTGCATCGTCTGGTGTAGCAGAAGCAATAGCAACAATAGGAACCTGCTCTGAAATGGCAAGAAGTTTTAGTTCTCGTGATAAGTTTTTAATCTTAACAGTTTCATTACCACTTGTACCTGCATTATCCTGCATTAACTGTAGATAATCAATAAATACAATGTCTGGTTTATACTGGTCAATCTTTGCTCTAACAACATTTGGTGTTACTTCGCTACCACCGTCATTTGAAACAATCTTAAATGGTTGCTTTCCAACTAAAGTCTTGTCTGCCCAGTCCTTAAACTCTTCCTGATTTACACGACCAGAAGAAAGATTACGATGGGAGAACTTTCCGTCACCGAGAATAGTAAAAATACGGTTACGAACTTCTTGTTCTGTCATTTCAAGTGATAGAATCATTGGCACACGACCATTCTTCCAAGCCTGAACCGCAAGATACAGAGCCATCCAAGACTTACCAATAGCAGGATAAGCAAGAAGTACACCTAACTGTCCTTTAGCAATACCCATCGGTAGACAGATATCAAATGCCACTAGACCTGTACGAATACCAACATCACCATTCATTGCTGACTGACGAGTCTTTTCAAAATGATGTAATGCATCTTCAACATCTGTTACATCTAGGTCACGAACCTTGGCGGTAATTCTTGACAATGAAGAAATATCCGTACTCATTGTTGCTAATGCTTTACTAGATTGATTATCCTGTAAGTGCTGTGCTGCTTTACGAACAGTAGCCCTCAAAGATTCATCAAGAAATGTTTCTTTCAATCTATTAATATGATAAATGGTTGGTCCAGCTTCAACCGTCTCAAAATCTCTAAATCTTGTTGTTAAAAGATCGGCAGTTGGAACTTGACGAGTTTCATTGTAATATTCTTTTACAAAGTCCCATACATCGCCACACGATTGCATAAGATAATCAACATTGTTTTCAAATAAAACGTGAATATCTTTATTCTCACATACGGCAGATAATACTTCTACTTCTTCACGCATTCCCATTTAACCACTCTTCTCTCAACTTTGCTAGTTCTGCTCTACGTTCAGCCCTTAACTTTTTATCTAATTCATTTGCATTTACTGTGTCTTTTAATTTATCAAAATTATTAAACAACCAAGTCAGTGGGTGACCATCTTTTGACAAGGTGAAGTAATAATCTATAATTGATTTTGCTTCATCAAAGTTGAAGTCCTGCAAGATATCTCCAGCAGCCCACTTTTCTTTATATTTATTTATATTTGGTTGCTTCCCATAGCGTTCTTTATATTTGCTTGCATAATAAGACAACAATGCAAATGCTAAACTTGCGCTATCTTTGGTCAACTTTTTAGTCCCTTTTCAATCTCTCCGACTTTTTCTACAACCTTTGCTTCTACAAACTTATACACTCTGTCCATAGCAGCATTAGTGTTTTCATCCGTTTCACGAACAAAATCCTCTACGCCTAGTTCAACGTGTACGCTTTCATAGTTTCCAAGATTGCGAACAAACTTTAGATTTACTTTTACTACTGTTTTATCACTCATCTATATCTCCTGACAATGGAATAAATCCAAATGGTACTGTTTCGTGTACTTCATCTTCTGAAGTAATGGCTACATATAAGTCTAGCCATTTATCCGATAATTTAATTAATGTTTCAGAATCTTTCTTTTTCTTTGCTATATGAAAAACCTCATCCAAACATTTCATACTAGCAATGATAGCAGCTTCGTCTAGGAATGTAAAGTTCTTTTTTTGACTATTTTCTTCTACATACTTTTTAGTATGCCGACCTTTGTTTTTCAACTAAACTCCTCTGCTTTCCATACAGGAACAAAGTTCCCATCTTTGGTTTTTATATATAGCATTTCTTTGCCCTCAAGTATATCCTGTAATTCTCTTTTGGTTGGTATATCTTTACCCGCTGTAGTAGCACCGTCATTTCTTGGTCTACCAATATGAACGGTAGCAAAATATTCTCTGATCTCATAAATATCTTTTTCGCTAAAGTAATATATACCATTAGTTAGTTTATCTAAAATGAAGGGTTTTTTAATACTACCCTCATTTATGGCTGCCCTAATTCTTGCAGGGTGTCTATTAAACATTTTGGCAACTATAGATATGGTATACGCTGGCTTCTTAAGTCTTTTATATTCAGTAAAGAGATAGGTTAATTCCTCTTTCTGAATATAGTTATAAGCACGACAAATGTTATTTGTTCTATCAGCCTGAATAAGCCTATGAAGTTCGTTATTCAAAAAGAATAACTTACTTTTACTTCTTTTTAACCTTTGTATATCTTCTTGTACCGTTGTTTTTGTTTTAGCCATAATATGTACCCTTACATCTTATCTGCTAATTATAGCCTATAAACTATACCTTAAACAGTTTTCCGTCAACAACACAAGTATAATCTGGTGAGACGTGAACTAACTGAATGTGTGGATATATTCCATTTTCAATATGAGCAATCGCAAAAGCTTTCTGCCAATTATGATTATTTGTATACATCATACCTGTTGACTTTTCATCACACATATGACCGATTTCGTAACCACGAAGAGTTTCACCTTTACCGCCATTACGAAGTTCATATGTATTAAAATAAACACCTGCACGATGTGAGTGTCCACGAATAAGAGAAACGCCAAAGTTATCTACATCTTTGCGTACAGACTCACCTGCATTTTGTGAGATAGCATTTCCGTGATGAACGTGAATATCACCAAAGCGTAACTTAGGTGGCTCGTTATAATAAATATAATCATAGCCCAGTGAATCAAGACCCCATAAAGACTCTGGGGTGACAAACTCAATGTGTTCTGGCAACTTTGCATCTACATAATCAAATACCCGAATATCGTGGTTTCCTAAAGCAGAAAATAACTGTGCCTTTTTTGCAACCTGTCTAGTCCGAGCATAAAACTCTTTAGCAAGTTTTGCTTCGTGTTGCATTAACGGCACAATCTGATCTCCATTATTATCTTTATACATCTTCAAAAACTCTGCGGAACGACCTTCTGTATATTTACTATAACAAGCCTGATCGTCTGTGTCGCCTAAATAGTCAACTACATCTGGTTTAAACCATTTCATTACCTTGAACCAAAGTTCAATCATCTTATCGTCTTGATAAGGGAATTGCTGGTCAGACGACAGCATCCACTTTAAATCGTTACCCATTAAAATCCTTTTTCTATTAAGCGGCTTTTGCTCTAAGACGACATATCTTAGAACAGTATTTATAATGCTTCTCTGAAGCCGCTGGTATACTATATACATTATCGCAGTATAGACAAGTTTTGTCAATACTTTTTTTATTCTTACATTGAGAATTACATCTTTTTCTTTTCTTTATTACCGACTCTGAACCATAAAATAAAACCCCGCAAGATTCACATTTTTTAGATTTCCAGTTTGGTTTGAGTTTAAATAAAGATACATTCTTCATACCGTGTGCCTTATCGTGTTCAAGGCGGGTACAAACAAAAAGATTCTCTATTCTGTTATCAGTTTTTATTTCATTTATATGGTGAACTGATTCACCTGATCTTAGGTATCTTCCTAAGTATTGTTCAGCAACAATAATGTGTTCCCAGTAAAGCCCCGCTTTGTTCTTTTTAGGATGCTGTGGGGCTTTTACTAGGACATACATTTATGATACAGATGATCCTATTGCCAAATAATTAACAGAAATATTTAAAGATTTACTAGAAGCTTTTCCATATTGCTGTATTTTTAAAACACAACTATTTTTATTAATTTGTGTTGGAGTAACAATACCTACAAAATTCATATCGGCTGAAGAATTAATTTGTGCAAAAACAACAACACCAGCCATAGCAAAGGCTGGACTAAAAGTTACTTTTGCTTCTCCTTTACCATCTTTTACAGTAATACTTTGAGTACCAGTTAAAAATTGTACGGTTGAGGCAGTTTTAGTTCCTTTAGTATTTGTAAAGAAATTAAACTTTTTTTGTTTTTTATTTGAAGAAAGCATATCTGTTGCATCTTTTAATTCTGAAGCTAAAAGATTTAACCAATCGTATGTTAATGGATTGCCATCTGAAAGTGGACTAACCATTTGCCTTTTCATCTTCTTCCGTCAAAGCTTTAATTTCTGCATCTTTTGCTTCGATAGCCTGATTTGCCTGTGCTTTGAGCACCGCCATTTGTGTTTCATATTGGCTGGTAATCTGACCAATACGGCTTTGAAGTTCCTGAACAACTAGTTCTAGTGTCTTATCCTGTGACATATTTTCTCCTTTGTGTCTCTTGTATATTATACTATTTATCTTCTAATAAAGCAATAGTTATTCTATAGCTAACCAATGAATCGTTATTGTTGCGCTTGAGACTGCCCCACTTTGACCCCATAATCTTACACTAGCCCCTGTTGAAGTCGGCGCAGATGCTGAGTTTAAAGCAAGAAAATATGGTGTTGATCCTAGTGATGGAGTTAAAATAACTGTTGATGGTGTGAATGGCAAAGTTGATCCAAAAGATAGTGTTGCAGTACCACTTGAAAATACAACACTAGCAACTCCATTTGCTTGTCTTTTTACTGTACTTCCATTTAAAGTTATCTTTGGACTAAAAAAATTTCCTTCATCATCTATATATGTTTTTAGTGAATTATTTACTTTTGTTTCTAATAAATTTATTAAATCAGATGCGCCTGTTTTTAATGTTATTGATTGATTTAGATTACTACTAAATACCGAATCTGTTGGGTATCCATCACCTATTTGTGGTGCTGTAAAATATATTGTATATACGGGGCTTGGGGTATTTCCAGTCCAACTATATGAACTTTCATCTATAATAATAAATTCATAATAAGCTCCAGAAACTGCACTTAGTTGAGTAGATAGTTGAGTATATTCTCCACTAGAACTAACGGTATATGAGCCACCAGTAGATGTATAAAGTAAATTTCCACCTGTTGCAGCATCATATATTTTTACATCAACTCTTGCTGAGATAGAACCTGCTTGAAATGCTCTAGCAAAAACAGAAAAGGTATATGTTTTACCATTCAGTAAGCCTAATTGCGTATTACTAAATCTTGATGGAGTTGTTCCATTTGTTGTCCATAATGCTTGTATGCCACTAATATTTGATGCACCAAATGCTGATGTTTTAATATATCCTAATTGATAAACACCTACATTATAGTTATTTATAATTGTACTTCCATTACTAATAATAGTTGGATTAGCACTAAGAGAAGATGCATATCCAGCTTTCCAATATGTAGATGGAGCTAAAGAAAAAGTAACATCATATGGTTGCATATAATTTCTATTGTATGTTGATGATATAGAATTTTGACTTAATGTAAATCCTCCAATTTTTCCAGTTATAGCATTAACTGTTCCATTAAATGTTCCACTAGTTGCATTAATTTCACCAGTAACAGTTAATTTATCTACACCAGAATCATATTTCATAAAATTATTAGCACTGCCAACTTTAAATTTTGAAACTTGACCATACGAAGATATATAACCTAATGTATTATTATAAGTTCCAGAAGGAAGCCTTTCTGTTTTTATAGTTATAGATGTTGAATTTGATGACTCTATTTTAAATGTTCCATTTAAACTTGAATTATCAAAACTAGATAAATTAACATATGAATTTTGAGCAAATATATTATTAGGGATAGAAGAAAAATTTAATGTACAAAGTGAAGAATTAACTGTCTCTGCTACTTTAAATAATTTAATATTTTGTATATATAAAATTTTATTTAAACCAAAGTTTTCAATTATACCGCCAGTACCAGTAATTGGTTGTGTTAAATTAACATATGGAGTAATCTCTAGGTTGAGCTTTACTGTTAAGGTATTCTTTTTTCTTACAGTAGAATTAATTGTATTTGTGTTTAATGATATATCTCCACTAGTAGATGTGGTAATTGTAAATGTATTATCTGTTTTAGTTAAAACTTTCCAGTTTGCACTTGTATCTAATATTCCAAGTGGAGTATTTAATGACTCATTTATTCCATAAAAACCTTCTAAGCAAACAATATCTCCAACAGACAAATTATGACCTGGAGCAGTAATTGTTGCATTATTTCCAGTTCTTGAAACTGTGGTTACGTCTGTATTTAATATCAAAAATCCATTATTAAAAGATGCAAGATTTTGAATTGGATAATTTTCAAGATCTGTTTCTGAAAGTGTATCTGAAACCTGACTAATATCAATAGCTGTATTTTTTAATAAATAGTTTCCAGCATCATCACCAAAATCACCTTCAATTCCATCAGAATAGGTTATTGTTGCATAATATTTGTAGTAGGAGGTAGATGTAGTATCTGAAAGAGTAAATGTACTTGGAGTATATGTTGTGTTCTTATTAAAAGTAAATAAGTAATTATTGTCATCTATAAATAATCCGTGAGCCTCTGTACCTGCTTCTATAGTTGTTGCAGGTAAAGTATCTGTATCAGAAAATCCAACATTTCCAAAAAGATTTCTTCCTATCGATATAGATGCTTTTTCATTTCCAGCCGTTATAACACCATCAAATTTTCCATCTGTTGCTTCTATTGTTCCTCTAACAAAAACATTAGAAAAAATAGCATTTCCAGAATTACTAATCTTCCAACCTTCATTTCCAATAACAATATCTTCTACTGCATCTGTTGTTACATATAATGTAGAGTATTGATTATACCCTCCATAATAATTTTCATTAGAAAACTGAGAATCTAAATAATCAGAGTTATAGGTATATTGTACTTCACCCGCAGAATCATCTAAATAATAAAATAAATAAACATCTACTTCTCCATTTAAAACAATAGAAGTATTATTCAATGCACTTGTAGTTTTTAAAGATAATGTAACTTGACCATTATCATTATTAACAGAAGATATTATGGTTCCATCTTGTATTCCAGAACCAGATATAGTCATATTTTTAACAACATCAGTAACGTCATTAATGGTTATTATTGTTGATCCACTTGTACCAGTAGCCGTTTTATCTGTAATGGTGTATTCAATAGGCGCAGATTCTATTGATGTTACTAAATGCATTCTTGCTGAATATGCTGGATTAGAATCATAAATTATATCACCCTTTGATATATCTTTTGCCATTTTTACTATTGTTTTTTTAGGTATTTCACCATCAAAATTTAAAGATTGTAATCCATCAGAAATTAGCGTTTTTGAGCCATTATCTGTAGTATATGTTTTCAATGAGTCAAACTGCTTTAATGAATGTAAGTTTTCCATTATGTTGCACCTATAATTTCTGTAGCAGATAATATTTTTGAAGCATTTTTTTCATTATTTGCTGGCAACCATTTTCCAACAAATTGTTTATTACTGTATGTATATCTTGCAACAGCAAATCTGACATATGTTTTTTTAGCACCAAAAGAAGGAGTTATTGTCTGAGTATCACTTGTTAATTTTTCAACAGTATCTGTTGCATAATAAATACTACAATATGCTGAGTCTGGTCTTTTTTTTAATTGACTTGCACTTAATTTTGGTGGGCTTGCTGTTGGGTCAAAAACTCCATTTTCTCCTTTAAGTTTTGAACCAGAATCTGAAGTAGATGGTTTAATGCCCTTTCCAGTATCATTAAAATAATACCAGTTTTTATTATCTTGTGAAACAAAAAAGAAATAATAATCTACACAACAATCTTCATCGTTTCTAAATTGATTTATAGTTGCTGCCTGTATTGAATCTGGAACTTTAGAATATAAAGTACTAGATAGCCTAAATGTTGTTTTAGTTTTAGATTCAGTCGTTATTGAGTCATGATATACAGCTGGTGGATTATATTCAAAGTATGCACCTTTCCAAAAATTATTACATTTAGAATTACTTTTGTCTTTATATATATCTTTTAATGCAACAAATATTGGATAGTCCCAAAATCCCCATTCATTATTTCTTTTTGTTACTGGTGCTAATGCTCCATAAATTCCAATATTTGGATCTAAAACTCCAAGATTAGTACGAATTATTATTTTTTGACCACTTATTTCTCCATCAGATATATTTAAATTTAAACTGCTAAAAGATTGATTAAAATTTTCTAGTTGAGTAATGTGTTCTTTTTTTAAATCTTTATCAAATGTCAATTCTATTGTTACTTTTAATTTAAATGGATCTGCGGTAGAATCATTTCCACCAGTTACAGTACTTGTTAAATTAGCTTTTTTTAAAGTACTAATTCCTATAACTTTGAAAGCACTGTTTCCTTTTAAAGCATAACGTATATTTGTTTCTGTATAGTATCCTGGAGTAGTAATTTTTGGAGTTATTTGAATTTCTTTACTAACATCTTTTGATACCCTAGAAGATGTCATATAAGAAGACATTTCTGATGGAAAATTTGGAGTTTCTATAATAAATGATTCTTTTGTGTATGGATCATCAGCTAGCGATAGCGTTACCCTATATTTTGTATTAACAAATAAATTATTACCAATCAAAGACTTGCTAGCCATTATGTATCCAAATTAACTGCTAAAACATATTCTATATCAATAATTGATCCAGAATCTTTTTCTATAGGATCTGTTAAAACTGTTCTAGACAGCAACCCCTCTGTATTGTCAATAACTTGCTTAGGTTTTATCTTAAGACCATCTAATATTATATAGCCAGTAGAATTTGAAGATATTGATATTTTTGCTATTTGTTCCCAATCTAAATTATTATATGATGTGTTTGATTTTTGTTCTAATGAAACAACATTATATCCAGAAACAAAATTAAAAACATATGAAATAGAAACATTTGCTATGTCGGTAAATGTTAAAGTTACTGTTTTTGATGCAGATGACCAGCCAGCAAAAACAAAGTTATCGTATGGATTTATATTTGACAAATCTAATAATTGTTCATCATAAAAAACTGTACCAGCACCAGTTATCTTTAAAGCATTATTACCAATTCTATAATCATTACTTGTGTCTGATAAAAACAATGATTTTCTTTGAGCTGGGAAAGAAGTATCTGTTACATATACCAAAGAAGGATTTATTGTTACACTACCAAGAGAAGCCGAAACTCCAGTGCCATTAATACTGGTAGATAGATTAAAAGTATTTGTTTGAGAGTTTACAACATAATATGTTGTATTTAATAATAATCCACTTGGCATAGTTCCTGTAAGAGTAACGGCATCTCCATTAGATAATAAATGACTATTTGAAGTAAATACAGATGGACTTGCAGCACTTACTGAAGCACTAAATGTTGATGGCAATTCTTTTAATAAATCACCCTCTTCAAAATTAAAAACTGTTAATGAATCAATATTTGCAGATTCTGTTATTACATTTGAAAATACACCAACCTCATATATCTTATATCTTTTTTCATCTTTTATTCTTGCAGAATAAACTAATCCATCACTAGTACCAACATTTCCAAGAGTTGATGTAAATATTGGATATTTACCAACAGTAAAATCTAAATCATCCATACTTAAAAACGTATCTGTACCATTTGATTTAGTTGAAATTCCGATACCTAAAGAATTTGCAAAATATTGATTTTGACCAAGTAAAGATTTTAAAATGTTTGATCTTCCTAAAACTGTTAATTTATTCTTTTGCTCTACTTCAAGTTTTCCATTTTTATATATTCTATATACTCCATACATACTCATTATTATACCACCTAAATCTCATCAAATTCTATATTTATTTCATAGTTTTGATATTCTTGTTTTAAAACATATCTAAAGTCTATAGTATTTCCAGAACTAACACCAACAGAAAACTTATAAGCAGATTTATTGGTTTCAGCGGATATTTTTCCAAAATATTTACTCTTTCTAATAAATTTATTAGAACCAAAAATTTCTTGAAGTTCTGCTTTTAATGAACTTAAAATTTCCGCTTTATGAGATACCTCATCTTCTTCTTTATTTGTATTCATATCATCAAAATCTGAAAGAGAAAAATCTATAGGCAAGTAGTTGCCAGATTGGTCTTTAACTTGAATCTCATAATCTGGAAGATAATCAATGCTTTCATAATTAAAATCAGTTAATAAATCATCACCAGCCTGAATAAGACTTAATTCCATTTTTTCTATAAGTGCATCATCAATAGCTTGATATTCTAGTGAATTAAATAAAACATCATAGCTTTTAGGTAAAGATTTTATTTCTTTTGGGTATTCTTTTATTGGTTTACTAGATCCGCCAACATACGTTTTTTTTGTTTTTATAAATCCACTAACATTAGTATATGTTTTGTTTGTTGGTGGTGTTGGTGGGTTAACAGTTTTTGGCTTTTCATATTTAAGTATTGGTGGTGGTTCCATTTGATAACTAGAAGGTTTTCCATTAATTTCCCATTTAGATGTTTCAATATTCCAATTTTGTGCAAAACCATGATCGGGATTAGTTTCATCAAAATTAATACCTATCCAAGTTCCTTCTGATGTTGTACCATATTGTTGCATTCCATCTTTTGAAGTCCAAGTTTGTGGTTTATAATTTGATTCAGTAAATGGCTGTATTCCTAAAGTACTTGGATCAGCATCTCTTGTAGATGGATATAATGGATCATTTCTTGTTTGTAAAATTTGTGGCATTGATAAGTCTTCTTGATACTTTGCAATCTTTGTATGTGCTTTATCTAAATACCACTTATTGTCGGAAACATTCCAAAACAAAACTTTTCCATATTGATCTTTATGTTTTTTATTATAATCATATATTTGAAAAAAATCTGACATATTATATACACTCCTTAAGAGTCAAAGTCATTTCAGGTCCATTATTCTTTACAGAATATGATATACCTGTAATTGTGTATGTTGATGATTCATCATTATAATATTTATCTGAATATAATAAACCTATTTTATCTCCAAGTTTTAATAAAGGATTTGGAAAAACGCCAACACTTAATGTTTTTCTTTCTTTTGATAGATTATCAATTACCCACTTTGCCAAATGTTTTGCCTGTTCTCTATCATTAATAAACTGTCCACTAAGTTGTAATTCCTGTGTACCATATAATTTTCTATTAGCATTATATTTATCGTTTATATCAAGTTCATAGTTTTCCTTTTCTAAAAATTCTTTAGATTTAATTGTTCCAGGACTTCTTTCTTTTAATGGAAAACCAATAATAAATAATGGTGTTCCATTTTCTGTATCTAATTTTATTGAAGAGTTTCCAGTATTATGTACCCAAAAGGTGCCACCGTGATTTGATAAATTAACATCAGATACTTGATAGTATTTACTTGTTTCCGATAGAGATATAATTTTTGGTGTTAAACCAACGTCTTCAAATCGTATATCAAATTTTTTAACTTCTCTAGCTAATTTTCCAAAATCTTCAAAATATAAGTAGCTTCCCTTTCCATTTGTTTGTCTTCTATAATTAATTCCAGGTGGCAAGTAACATCTATTAAAATCATTTTTTATTTCAGAGAAGTATGATATATCATCTTCGTCATCTTTTCTAGGAACAATTCCCTCTGCACCAGAATAAGCAAATAAATGTTCAAATATTGCAGATGACTGACCTCTAACAAAAAGACCTATTGTTGATTTTGTATCTGATGTTGAAGTAATTTTATTTTTACTATCCACCGCAGTCATTACATTCTGACCTTCCCAAAAAATATCAAACTGGTTTGAACCATTAGAACGAGTTATTGAAATATCTAAGTCAAAAATTATAGCCTGTGATTTTCCATCTTTTTGTCCTTGTTGTTCTAAACCAGACCAACTTGTATTTGAAACATTTACCCAAGTTTCTGCAATTACTGTTGGAATATACTTTCCATTGTCCTGAGTTATTTTGTATAGCCTCATATTTCCAAAGTTTGCAGATGCAAGTTGATTGCCATTAATAGTTCCAACATCTTCTACTTCTAAAAAGTATCCAGTAATTCCATTCTTTTTTACACTAACGTCCCAAGACACACCAGCAATCATGCCAGAGTTTATTGGCTTGTCACCCTTACTTACATTTTTAGGAACATCATATACAAGTTTCATTCTAGTACCAAACCTATTTACAACAACTTTTGTACCATTTTTATTTTTTATTTGTTTAAAAATTCCAGTAATAATATTTTCTGATGGATCTGATGAAGGTAATAAGTTTTTATTAGTTGAACTATATTTTCTATTTTGGGTAACTGTTCCTTTACATTTTGGACCACTAAGTTTTAAGTTTCCAGTATATCCTTGCAAAAACTTGGTTGTTCTCATAGTTTGATTATTAAAAAATGTTTCTGTTTTATTTGAAACAGTAAGATTGTTAGTTAACATATCTATATTTGCACCCACTCCATACAACCTAACTCCAGATCTTTTCCAGTCAGGATTTTGTTCCAAGAATGACTTATGTGTATTTACACCTTTATGTTCAGAAACCTCTGTATTATTTATTCCTCTTCCATCACCAGTTACTAAAATATCTATTTTTTCTTCATCTAAAGAATTTTGTGTTTCTTCTGTTTGTATATCTAAAATTAAAGCTAAAGGCTCTAATGAGCTTCCTTGTTTCAAACTTGATTTTGTATAGTTATACTCTTCTGAACTAAATATTATTTTTGTTTTATATGAATTATATTTTGGATTACTAACCAAAAACATAATTCCATTATATTTAATTATTTCTTGATCAATTCTTATATAACCTTTATAGGATGATGTAGCAAAAGTATGAATGTAGTTACTATCTAATTTTATCAACATTCTTTTTCTTATATCGTCAGTAGTATGTTCTGCTAAAAATTTAATTAACTGTTCTTTATTTTTTTTAGATTCAAAAGTTAGTAGATTATTATTGTTTAAATAATCATATATACCAGTAACTGGAATATCCTGTACTAATATTGCTGCACATAAAACATTTTCTGTTTTATCTTTTTTATTACTAGCCTCCCATAAGATACCAAAAGAATTTCTAAAATTTGTATCTGCTAAAGACAAAGAAAATGATGGATCTTCTAGTGCTTTTTTTACAGACTCATTTACATCGCTTTTAGTTATAAGAGCAGCACTTGGTTGTTTTGCAATGCCAATATCATTATATGCAACATTAATATCTGTAATTGGAGGTTCAAATGTTTCGTTAAAAGACGATATATTGCTTATGTATGTAATATCATCTTTTATCAAAGAGTTGTCATTTCCATATAACCAAAAATCTTTTGTTTTTTGTTTTGCAATAACTCTTTCTTTAGTCATAGCTACAAGGTTATTACTTTCATCCATATACATAGATGTTTGTGTTGAAACAGCAAGAGACTCTAAAACCTCCATAACATTTTGTTCTTTTTTTGAATAGAAAAAATCTAAAATTACATCTTCTTTATCAGCATTTTCATCTGTACCAGTTTTTTCAAAAATAAAATTGTTATATCCTATATTGTCTAAAAGAGTTAACATTGCAACAGATGTTGGTACACCAGATTTATTTGCAATAAGTAAGTCTGGGGCAGCTCTTTCTTTAAAAAATTTAAAATAATCTTGTAATGATACATTAACTGTAGAGTTATCTCCTTCATTCCATATGTCTGTATACAATGTTTTTAAAGGAAACCTATATGTTTTATTATCTACAATAACTTTTTGATAAATTTTTACTTCTACATTTGGCTTTAATACATCGCATATAATTGAATATGTATTATTTTTACTAAATGCACCATCTGTATTAGAAATTGTTATTGTTCCTGATGTAGAGGCAATAGATCCGACTGGCAGACCATATGCAGAATTAGCCATTTCAGAATCAATATTAAAATCTACCACTGAATTAGTTATGTCAGAAACTAATCTAGGACTAATTTCAATTACCTCTAATGGAATATATGCTGAAGACATTTTTGTTGCTTTAAATCTTATACCCTTAATTTTTATTGCACCGCTTACAGAATTATTATATGCAAGAAAATCAAATACTGTTTTTTCATCTGGTTGATCAACAGCATTAATATAGGCATCCCAACTATTTGATAATGAATCATAATAAATATCTAATACGCCATCACTTAAAAGATTTGATGATGTTTTTGTAAATATTGTTTTCCAAGTATCATCAATATAAACATCAATATCAAAATTGGTGGCATATCCTAAATGTTTTTGTGTTTTTATTGATATTTTATTAATCCATATATCATTTTTATAAATAACATAAGGTGCTGCAAAATCAATATAATTTTGAGAATTTGATGTACCAACAGAATATCCTGCTTTTTTTCTACCAGAAGACCAATATTTAAAACTTGATTCATTTCCCATAGGATATAATCTTGGCGATGATGTATTAATATCAAAGATATTTTTTATTTCTAAGGTGGATGATTGTCCAGATATTGTTTTCTCTTTACCAATCATTGAATCTAAATAAATAGATTTAATAATTCCAGGATTTGGTCTATTTGTCTCAAATATACTATAAAGAGGAGAATGTTTTTCTCTTACAATATCTTTTACTATATGATCCGTAGAATATTTTATATCTTGGCAACCAGAATCTTTTTCATTATAATTATTATATGATCCTATTTCTAATATTGGAGTATATGCATTGTAGTTCCATTCAACAATTATTTGATGATTAGAATCTATTGTAGAATTTGCAGCAAATTCTTTTTGAATATCTTTATATGTTTCTGGATGAGAAGTAATAAATTTATCGATAGTTTTATTAGTTAACATTATACTTCCACCAAACTAAGATTTATATCCCAAAGATCTGTATCTATGCCCCTAGTTATAATATTATATGAAAAGTTTTCAAAAAATACATTTACTATTTCTACATTTGTTTTAATTTCTGACTTTAATACTGAAGGATCATTGTCATAAACAAACAATGCCCAAAAACTTCCAGTATGATTGTTATACCAATCTAATATTTGTTGACCACCACCAAACTGATTTCTTGTATTTGAATATTCAGTTACATAGTCTTTTCTAGATGGAAGTCTTTTCCAAGAAGTAGAATATGTTTTTTTATCTGCAATATGATATGAACGCATTGTTCCATTTATCATACGTTGTCTATGTTCTATTCTTTCAAAAGCAATAGCAAGATCTGAACGATTATCATCAGATAGATATAAATAATTTGTTCCAAGATCCCATTTTCCAGCTCTAGAACCTACACCTTCTACTGGCTTATCTTCTGTAAAAATAATTAATGATGGTCTAGAATATTTTTCTTGTAAGTATCCATATGACATTAACAGTAAACACCTCTTGAGTTATTACCTATTGTACCACCCATAGCCTTATTAACGTGACCCATAACCATATCCATACCTGCACCATTAAAGTTAAAGTGATAAGTTGGGGCATTTGTGTTACCTTCTGCATATCCACCGCCATTATATTGTGCAATAGATGCTATACCAGATGGAGAAATGGATGGTGTTGAAGGAATACTATATGTAGGAGAAGATGGAACTGAGGTTCGTGGCATTACTCCAACACCACCCCCACCTGCATATCTTCCAGCATTAACAGCATTCATAAATGGAACGCCATACTTTGCTACAGAAGAAGCCTTTACTACATATTCCCCATTTGACAACATCGCTGGTATAGAATCGGAAGTTGTGCTTCCTGGACCAACCATATGTCCACCATTAGCGGCATATTTAAACCAAGGGAAAAGTCTATGAGTTATTCTAGAACCACCATAATTTGTTACGTTTGAATAATCTTCGCCCTCACCTTTACCTGTTAAAATATTGAATAGTGATTGAGCAGAGTCAAATTGATCCAGTTTTTCCGCTGCCTCTGGAACATATTTTTTGGCTGCTTTTCCAACAGGTTTTGCAGCATTTAATACCGACCTTACTCTATTGCTTTCAATTATTGATTTAATTTTATTAGACTCTGAAAAAGTTTTTAGTTTATTAACATCTGTAACTAAATCTATAAGTGTTCCACTAGCATAAACAGCATTTTTTGCATCTATTGTTTTTGACAATAATCCAGCAACTCTAGATGCTTTTGACGCAATAGATGCAATTCTTCCAACCTGAGCAAATTTTGCAAGCATAGCAGCCTGACCAGCTCCTGGAACAAACATAAGGGCGGTGGTGCCTAATTCTAATAATCCACCACCAAGTGATTTAAATCCAGCCTTAAATTCACCTTTTCTAAAATGCCTATACATACTAGTAAAATCATCAACACCCAGTAAATTATTTGCAATTCCAGAGCCAATACCCTTAATAAACTTTTTAGGATCTTTCATTGTAGATATTGCAAAATTTTCAACAGTATCTGAGATGTCAGAGACGGTGCTTCTTGCTCCATTCCATAAACGTTTAACCAATCCACCAAATGCAAAGTGTTGAGAATTTATAGAATCTAAGAAAGGTTTTCCATACTTTGATACAGATGATGCTTTAACTACATATTCTCCATCAGATAACATAGCTGGAATTGAGTCAGATGTTGCTGTTCCTGGACCTGAGATATATCCACCATCTGCCCAATATTTCCATTGTGTAACAGGAGTTTTTGATGGATCTGTTTTAAGTGCTTTTTTATTGTATGGAGATCCATCAGCATATTGCCATTTTCCACCAACTTCGTAAATTCTTGTTCCATCTTGAGCATATCCAGATTTTGCAGTTGATGGTGGGCTTGTTTGTGGAGTTGTTGGTGGATTTGTAATTCCAGGCAAACCATTTTCATTAAGTGTTATGGCATAAGCAAAAGCTGCAACAGCTTCTGTAACTCCAGGAGCAGGTGGTTTTTGCAAAAGACCAAATACATCCTTATAGGCTTTAGATGTTTCTGGATCAATACCCTGTGATTGAAATATCTTTTTTACATTTGTACTTGCAGCATTTAATCTATCTACTGCATCCATCGTGTCTCCAGCCATAATAGCAACAGCATCATTAAAACCTGATTTTGCAGTGTTAAATGATTTGATTATACTTTGATCTTTAGTATTAATAGTCAATCCAGTTCCAGCAGAAATTCCTGTCTTTTCTGCTTTATCTGCAGCAGATTGTGCAGCAAGTATTGCTTTCTGCCAGCCTGGAGTACCAATAGACATACCCTGAGCTTTTTCAATCAAATCTAATGCTTGAGTTATTTGACCAACAGCTTGTGATTCTTTTTTGCGAAGCAAATCTATTTCTGCATTAATATTATCTATCTCAGCCTGATGTCTGGTATCTTCTGCTTTCTTTCTGTCATCAATAGCCTTTAATGAATCATCAAGTTTCTTTTGTTCTGCATCGGCGGTGTCTTGAATATTTTGCATAGACAAATCTCTACCATATTGATCTGCTGCACTTGCTGCCTCTATTTGAGAACCAATAAATCCAAATACATCTCCAGATGCTATAGCCTTTAATCCAGTTAAACCAGTTTGTCTTTGCTTTGCATAAAAATCCTCTGCTTCTTTTTCTTTTTGTAATTGCTTTAAATAGTAATCGGTATTTTCTTGCAATATACCTTTTTTGTTATTAATTCTTTCTGCTTCAAGATCTAGATTTTCTAATGCCTTTTCGTGTCTTTTATCTTCAGTTTCAAGTTCTGCCTGTTTTGCCTCTATTGCAACATCAAATACTTTTTGAATACCTTCTTTTAATTGATTTAGTTGTTTTGCGGTATCTTCTAGTTGAAGGTCAACATCAGTTTCTATTTTTACAAGAGACATTCTTTTTGCTAATTCTTCTGGAATTTTTTTGCCAAGGTCTGCCTCTATTGTTCCATTTAAAATTGCTGCACTAAGGTCTTGACCCATACCATTACCTAGAGCAAGAAGTGCAGCTTTTTGTTTTGATTTATCTAGTTTAAAGAAAGCACCATCTTTTCCAAAAAAATCAAACAGTGCGCTTCCTTCTCCAAAACCTGCATCTTTAACCATTTGTTGTAGTTGATCTGACAATTTTCCTATATCAGCATTTTTAAATTCAGAAACTATTAAATTTACTGCTTCTGTGGAAGCAGTTGGATTTTCCGCAGCCATTGCAAATGCAGATTTTAATGTTGCACCTAACTGTGATGCAATTTGAGTTTTAACTTTATTATCAATTAATACTGGTGCAATTAATGATGTAATCTGCGCTCCACCAAGATAGCCCCAAACACCTTTTGTTCCAAAAATTCCCCTTAAGAATTTATCCTTAAGACCATTTCCAGTTGCACCAAGTGCTTCAAACATTACTCTTTGATTTTCAGCACCAGACTTCATAAGTTGGTCCCAACTCTGACCATTCCATTGTGCTTTAACACCAAATTCATTAGATCTCTGTTGTAATAAAGCTGTTTGATTTTTTAATGTTAATATTTGTTGAGCCAGAGCATCTGGTGCTGTTTTTATTGTTTTAAGTCTTTCAACTACACTAGCATAAGAATCTAAGGCTTGTCCTTGTCTTGCAATTTCTGCCGTTATTTCTCTTGCTTCTTTAGCCTTTATACCTCTTTGAATTAAATTGCTATAAACATTAACAAGCTGATTATTCTTTTCTTGCAAACTTTTTGTACTTTTTAATGTGTCAATCAATGGACTAAAATCTGTTTTAACTGTTTTTTCAAAAGCTTTATTGTATGCACCAATGCCTTGATCTAAACCAGAAATATTTTGAGCAACTTTATTAAATTTTTCTACAGCATCTGTTGTAGATTTTAACTGAATACCTAACAATTTTGCAGTTTCTGTAGGTTCAGCAAAAGCTGCTTTTCCAGCCTGTCTTGCTTTTTCCATTTCAGCATTATAAATTTCAATACCTTTTTGAATCCCAGTAATTGCAAGATCAATTCCCATACTAACTATAGGATTACTTAAAGCACTTGCAAGTTTGCCCATACCAGACCCAACTCCAGATAGTCCCTTTCCAATAAATCTTTTAATAGGACTATTAACAGCTTTTCTAGTTTTAATATCGTAGATATCGGCACTCATTTCGTCACCTTTATCTTTTAAGGTTTGTCCAAAAGTACCCATACCACTATTTGCAAAGTATTTTAGTCCTTGTGTAGCAGCAGCAATTCCAGCAACCCATTTTTGTCTGCCATTTTGAACATCAGATGTGAATTGATCCAATACAAACTTCATTTGAAAACCTGATGTTGCCATCATACTGAAAGCTGCAGCAAACTTACCCATACTTCCTGGTTGAATATCTCCCATATATACTGGTTCTGTAAAATCTGCCGATGTGCTGTCAAAGTTGTTTGCTCTAAAGTTTTTACCACGAATTAATGATGTTCCAAATGGATGAACAATTCTCTTTCTTGCTTCATCTCCTGGACTTGTAACACCTGCTACTCTGCCATCTGGAGTAACCGCCAAAAGTTCACGGCTTGAAACAGCCATTGGATGACCACTTGCAGATGTGACCAACATATCATCAATAGTGCTTGAAAGAATCTTACCATCAGGAGATACATTAACGGTAGCACCTGTACCACTAATTCTGTCTCCACCGCCAGCAAATGATGGATAAATAATTTTTGATTTAGAAACTCCACTTGGCATAACAACACCACTTCTTGATTGTGGAGTTTTTGCATCTTCGTTATATGAAATAACTTTAACTGTTGGCAAGCCTGGTGGCAATGCTCTAGATTGAAGTGTTTCATAGAAGTCACCCTTTAGTCTTTCTTGCAAACCTGCAACTACCGCAATAGGAATACCTTTTCCATCTTTTGTATTTCTTGGAAACATTCTTGCAAGTTCAAGCATAGTCATAGCACCTTGGCGGGTAGTTGGATGAATACCCTTAGAAAGATTAGTTAACTGTTCAATTACAACATTCTTTGGTAATCCTGTTTGTGACATAACTGCATCAATAACATATGGTGCTAATAATCCACCACGACTTTGAATATCGCCTCTGCTTTTAAGTGTTTCAAGGAATGTATTATATACCTGAGATTCTTTTATTAGATTTGCTGCTTCCCATATCTTTGTATACACTTCTCCAGTATTTGTTGTTGCAGGATTAATGTGCGCTAATACGTCTAGCATATAATACATAGCTTTTTTATCTGGATTTTCAAGACCAGCATCAATTAATGCTTGCATAATTGCTCGTGACTCTGCACCCTTTGTAGCCCAATCAGGCAGTGATCTTAAAACAGTTTCATATTGTTTTGGTGCAGATCCCTTTTTGTCCCATTTATGAGTTGCTTCTTTCATAGAGTCTTCTGCAAAATTATTCACTCTGCCGCCAGATTGTAGATGTTCTGGATTTAATAAATGTGAAACTCCAGTAATGTTTTTACCAGTAAGTTCATCTGTAACGCCAAAAAGTTTTGCAAGAGCAATTTCAATTATATTTGGATAAACTTTTGTTCCTGGATTTTTAGCCCTTCTGCGCTCCGTATTATCTCTAGTTTTTGCAAGAGTGCCACCAATTCCCTCAGCCGCTGTTTGAAAAACTGTATAATCAGCTTTTTTCCTTTGATAAATTTTTTCAGGTAATGGAAAACCTTTAAGTTTTGCTGGCAAATTTTTTAAAGTATATGACCCATCTTTTTCTAGTACATATCCCAAAGCATCAAATGCTTTATCTACACCAAATGCTCCTAAGTCTGTTCTAACATCAGAAAACTCTCCTCGTTTTTTAAAGTCTTCTATTAGCGACTGAACCTTTTTTGACATTAAAGTTTTTTGATAAAGTTCTGGATCATTAATCATATCGTTTGGATCTGTTTTATTTAATTTGTTAGAAACAAAAGACTGTATTTCTTTAGGATTAATTGTTGTTCCAATTTTATTAAACAATGCAGTCATTGTATTTAAAGCTTTTGGTGCATTTATATAATTATACAAATCCATTTCTTTTGCTGATGACTTAGAAAGCTCACTATTTAATGTTTTTGGTATGTCAAATCCAATAGGATAAAGCAATCTACTTGCTCCAAAACTCATATAAGGTACAGTATGTGCAAATGCTAAATTATTAGATTTATATTCTTTTTGATACAAAGATTTATCAGCAAAATTATTTACTCTTCCACCAGATTGCAGCATCCAAGTTGGGAAACCTGCATCTATTGCCTGTTGACGCTCTGCTGCATCTGCTGCTTTCTTTTCTAATGCTTTTGCTGTAGGAGCAGATTTTGGCTTAACTGGTTCTGGTTTAATGCCAACGTGATGAGCGTGTATTTCTTTCCAATTAATTTTACTTGCTGCTGACAAATCACCAATAAGTAATTGATACATTGCTTTTTCTTCAGGTGTTAGATTTTGAAGAGCACCAATAGCACCACCAGCATTTGCCTGTGCCTCAGCAATAGCATTTAAGAAACCAGCCTCATATTGCTCTGGTGTCATTGATGCTGCTATACCTGCTGTTGCTTCTGCAAACCATCTACGAGCACCACCTTTTTGCATAAGGAAATTAATTCTTGCTTGTGTAGCAACATCATACTTTTTACCACTTAATGTTCTTGGCTGTGATGCTCTATCTGAAACATATGCAGCACCTGTATCTGTAACAATGCTATCAAATAAATTATCTGCTTGAAGGTCGGCATCCCCACGAATAATTGCTGCAAGTGCTTGTTTAAAGAATGCTTCTGGTGCAATCTGTCCAGATGTTTTAGCAAATCTTGAATCAAACGGTGAACGAACACCAAACATTTGCTGACCAGTTTGTGGATGTAAGAATTTAATTAGTTCTTGTTGTGGTGTGGTCAAACCAAACATATCTTGAGTTAATTGTGTTCCTCTAGATTCAATAAGGGCGGAATCAAGTGTGTTATGACCCTTAACAATAAACTTTTGACCATTAATTTCATAAACACCATTAACTCCAGGAATAGCAGAACTAAATCCGCCCATACCACTTTGTCTTTGACCAACATCAGTTATTGGCATACCAGCAAATCTTCCAGTAGTTGCTTCTAGATGAGCAAGGGCAAGCATTTCTTCAATAGCTGCTTGTTTGTCTGCATATTTTTGTGGCATTAATGATTTAGATTCAAAGTTGTTTACTCTTCCACCTTTTAGATATCCAACTGGACTAAGATCTGGTATATGAGCTGGATATGGTTGTTTTAGCTGTACATAGTCGCTATTCTCTTCATCCCAAATATCATAGATTGCTTTATTAGATATTGGAGATAGACTAATTCCATCTCTACCAATATTAAAGTTTGTTATAGTTGCAGGAGACCATTTGATACCTTGATATCCTTCTTTAACTAAATATTCAAAAAATGGGGAGCCAGGACCACTATGTTCTGCTGCACTTGCTGCATCTCTAAGCCAATGATTTTTATTAAAGGATGGTCCATAATAATCTCTGTCCTGCATTGCTTCTTTTCCAGATTTTGTTCTAGAAAAAGAATTAATAAGTTGTATTAATTGTTTACTTGGTTCGTGAAAATCTGTTGTTTCATCATATGCTTCAATATAGCCTTTTCCTCTAGCAACTTTTCTAAAAGCTTCTCTTGTTTTTGAAATAGTATATTTGAAGCCTCCTGCATAACTATCCCAGCCTTCATCGTGTGTCTTTAAGTTTGATGAAAAATATGTTCCAGGACCTTCCATTTGAGCTGACCCTCTATCATACTTTTCCATAGTTTGAATACGACTTGGATCTATGGCAAGCATTTGGTCTCCAGCGTGAACCATAAACATTTCCATAAGAGCTGCTTTCATTCCTGGACTTAACTGATTTGGATCAGTAATATTAAACATACTCATATATCTTCTTAGTATATTTAATTGTGTTTTTTCTTCTTCTGACCGACCAACAGCATTAGGAAGCAAAATATGAAGTGCAGTATTTAAAGGATTTGATCCCCATATTTCATCATCTGGATATGGTCTTCTTTTTTCAGACCTTCCACGACCAAAACCTTTAAAATTATGAGACTGTAACTCTGTATCTATATATTGAGAAGAAGCCTTTTTTATTTCTTCTTCTGTCCAGCCAACCTCAGCACTCTGTATTCTTCCACCATTTTGTTTAAAATTAAGAACATAAGGGAATAAATGCTTTTGCTCGTCATAGGCTTTTTGACCACCTCTGAAACTAGATGGCGGTGCCCACATTTGAGAAACAGAATCTAATACCCCAGAAGTTGTAGCTGTTGCTATTTCTCTTTCCTTTAACTGCTCTCCCATATATTCAGTGCTTTGTGCTATTTGTGATATAGGAAGCATTGATGTGCCTTTACCAAACAATCTTTCAATCATAACTGTTTGAGGCTCTACACCCATAGGAAGTTGGCTTTGAAGTTCATTCTTTACCGCCTGAACAGTTTCTTCTCTGGCTCTTCTACCACGATCTATAGCATCTTCAGTAATTGGATCGGTAGGAGATAAACCAATTCTTTTTTGTAAATCTTCTATTACAAATGGATTATTTGGTTCTCTTCTAAACATATCAACAACATAATTAAATGCATCTAGATTCTTTTGTTTTCTAAGCAAGTCTTCTTGAATAAAACTTCTACCAGAAAGAGGATTGCTAAATTGTTTTCCAACTAGCCAGTCAAGTGCGTGTTCGCTATATGATTGTGGAGAACCATTAAAGTTAATTTTTCTTCCAGCAAGACTTAAGAAATCTCCAGATTCTAGTGCTTGCAAAATAGCAAGTTGGTCTGCGTCTGGTATTTCTCCAGGAAGTCCCAAAGATGTTTTTCTTCTAAGAGTCATCGGGTCTTTAGATGGCTCAAAGTATGACATAAATTTTTGAAGTCTTTCTGGATCTTGTCTTAGATATTGAGTGCTTTGTTGCCAAGATTCTACTAATGATAATAATTCTGGTGATACTGATTTATCAGCGTAGTTATTTACTCTACCGCCAGACTGGAATATAGGAACTTCACGACCATTTATATTTTTAGTTGCTCCTGGAAGAACAGAATGAAGCATAAGCATTCTTGTTTTAAGGTCACTACCATATCCAGTAATTGGAATACTCATTCCACCAGGAAGAATAAACTCACCTTCATTGCCCCATTGAGTTGTACCTTGAAAAAGTGACTGAACATCTATGCCACCAATATTATTTCCTTTACCAGTCCAAAGGTCGTGTATCCAAGGAATTAATTCTCCAGCATCTAGTTTTCTTTGACGAGAATCAGAAACCCTTTTATTTTTTGGATCTTGAAATGTTTTAATAAATCTTTTGTAAAATTCTGTATCTTGAATATCACTGTATGAAGTAAACCTATCTAATCTTTGCTGATATGGTGCATTTGCCCAATTCAATCTTACATCTCCACGACCACCACGACTGGTAAGCCACATAAGAGTTTCCCATATTTGTCTTACTTCTGGAGTATGTCTATTTTTATCATCATATAATTCTGCTCGCATTAAATGCTTGTTTTCTAATGAAGTTGAGCCAGAAACGTCATTAAAAATATCTCTAAAAAATCCTGGATACTTTTCTCCCATTGGAGAGATTCTACCAATTCCAGGAGAACCAGCATTTGCATCAAATGGTCTACGACCAGCAAGAACTGGATTTATCCAAGCCCTTAATGCAAGTTGTAAATCTTCTGGAGTATATGATGTATTAGCATATCCATTTATTCTACCACCCGATTGAAAGCGAGGTGCTTGTTTAAAGTTAATCTCATCAAGAAGACCAGAATGTTGCTGTGCTGCTTTTTTATTTACAACATATTCTCCAGGCTCAAGCATTGCTGGAACCTTATCTCCGTCTCCACTTCCTGGCACCCAAGGAGAACCACCTCTTTGGAATTTTGCTCTTGGTGGGCTTCCAGTAGTAGTCTGAGCAGCAACTTGTTGATTAACAAATCCTGGATTTAATGTAATAGCCTCACTAAGATGTTTTTTATAAACTGCAAGAACTTGATTAAGTTTTTCAACACTAGTTTTTTGTTGCTCAAAAGCCATAGATAGAGCATCTGTTGATTTTTGTGCCATAAGTTGTGTGTCATCAAGCATCTTAAATTTTTCAACAGGGATACCAGACATTCTTCTACCAAGGTTAACAATACCCATAGCACCTTTAGCAATATAACCAATAAAGTTAGAAAATACACCAGCAACCATAATTATTGGACCAGCAATTACAGCCAATCCAGTCGCTACTTTAATAAAAGATTTTACAGGAGATGGAAGTTTTTCAAAAAATTTGATTACTTGTCCAATTTTTTTAGTCACGTTTTCAATAATTGGAGTAATTGCACTTGTAATAGAACCACCAATATCAATAAACTGTGATTTAATAGATTCTGTTGCTCTTTGGAATCTTTTAGCACCACTATTCATAAGTGTATCCATTTCAAGATATGAATTAGCAGCAAGTTCTTTTTGAGACTTACCCATCAATTCCATAACTTGCATAGTCTGTGAACTTGATGCATTTAGATTATCAAACAGTGCAGATATACGAGCAAACTGATATTTACCAAATATGTTTTCAATAACTTGTGCTTTACCAAAATCATCAAGTAGCTGTAATTGTTTTTGAAATTCAATAATTGTTGGCATAAGTTGTCCACGATTTGCTTGAACAATCTTGTTAATATCTATTCCATATTGTGCAGCAACTTCAGTTGCTCTCTTAGTTGGATTAATAAGAGATGCCATACCAGATTTAATTGCGTTAGCACCTTCTGCCGCAGATATACCACCTTCTTTAAGAGCAACCATAAGAAGCGAAAGATCTTTAACGTCTCCACCAAGTGCTTTAATAACAGGACCAGCTTTTGGAATTGCTGTTGTTAAGTCTTGCAAAGAAAGAGATGTTTGGTTTTCTACAGCATTTAAAAAGTCAACAGAGTGAGCAAGTTCATCTGTACTAACTTTAAATGCATTTTGAATAGATAGCGTTGCTTTCATAGCATCTGCTCTATCTACATCACCAAGAGTTGCTAAACGAGTAGTTTCTCTAATTGAATTTAAAAGTTTTTGCCCTTCAAGACCTGTTGCCGCAAGGTCTGCGGCTAGTGATGCGGTATCTTTTACAGCAATACCCATAGTTTTTGCAAACTCAATACCTAGTTGCTTTACATTTTCAGTCATTTTAATTGTTTCAGCGTCACCAGATGACATAAGACCAGAACCATAAACTTTTTGGAATCTTGTTAATTCTTCATTTACTTCACGGAAAATCTTTGACATTTGATTTCCCCACATAGTTAGTGGTACAGTAAGACCAACAGTAATCTGTCTACCAGCCCATTGTGTATTTTTACCAAAATTAATAAGTTTGGTTGTTCCATCTTGAACTATAGAATTAAATATATCAAACTGTTTTCTAGAAACAGCAAGTTTTGTGTTAAAATCATTAAGATTAATATTTTGTGGGGTAATCATCATCCCCAGTTGCTTGCCACTCTTTTCACCAAGAATAGCAAGTTGTGACATTTCACGAGCAACTTCACGAACTGCTAATTTATGTGCATTTGATGATTTTGTAAATGCACCAATTCCTTCTTTTGCATATTGTTTTAGGCTTAGTTCCTGTTTTTCAAGGGCTTTTCCAAAAGAAGTTACATTATCAGTGAGCTCTATTACCTTTGTGTTCCAGCCACCCATCTTTCCAATATCACTAGAAAGTGCGTCACCAAGACTTAGTTTTAATGCAGATGCTTGTTTATCAAAATTTTGAAGTGTTTGATTTAAAAGATTTGCTTGCGTTTGCAATAAACGCATCTGATTAATGACTGGACCAAAATCAGCATTATACTTAAAATAAGCATCAATACTCATTATTAATTAACTCCAATCATTCCATAGGAAAGACCATCATCTTCACTAATACCAAAAGCAATAGCATTTGCCTGAGTCATATCTCCAGTAACCCTTGCAGCAGCTCTTGCTTGAATTTCTTCTAGTGTTGTCACTTTTTCACTTTGTTGCGTTTGTGAATCTGATAAATCAATGCCCTGAATTGCAGCAAGGAATTTATTTTGACGATTTTCTTTTTCATGCATAGCACCTAATGTAGCTATAAGCTCAGACATTGACAAACTATTCTCTAGTTCTTCATAGTCTTTCCAGTGACCTAATAGGAATACTTCTGCTTCCAAGGCAGCCAGGTCTAGTTCGTTCCAGCTAGTTCCTGAGCTGCCGCTAGTAGGTTTGGGTCGTTAAGCTTAATATCTGCAGCAACCTCCAATATTTTATACATAGTCTGAAGATCTAAAACCTCTTCAAGTTTTTCGACCTCCGAAAGTTCTGGTGCGAACTGCTTCATAGCAATTGATGTACATTCAATGAGGGTCTCCAAGAAACCATCTTCACTATCCTTAGTTTCGATTTCTTTCCACTTTTTCATTACTTCTCTTAAGTTTTTAAGATTGAGTGGTTTAACGGTTATTACTGTACCGTCCTGTAATTCCATCTCAATTGATTCATATATTTTTGTAGCCATTTTTCTCCTAATGTCCTCTTTTATATTATAGCCTAATTTTGTTTATATATAGCAATGTGATGGGTATTTCTACCCATCACATTACATTAAGTTATTTGTATGTAACTTAAGCAGTTACATATAGACGATCAATGATCTTTCCATAAAGTTGGTTTGCACCAGCACCAGCATTATTGAACTGTGATGAAGCCAAGAGACGGAATGTTACAGGGAATACTGTAGCTTCATTTCTCTTAATTGCAACCGAAGCAGCTTCCATAGAAACAGCACGATAACCAATGTAGATACGCTCTGAGTATTTTTCGTTATTAACAGCTGTTCCAATTTCTGGACCTGGACCAACAATAAGAATTGAACGCTCCAAAGGAGTAAGACCTAGAGCACCACCATTAATCTCGAACCTTTTGATTGTTCCAGATGATGTCGGACTTGATGTAGCCTGAAGATCTGTTGACTGTGAACCAACAACAGCGTAAAGGTTTTCAAGACTTGCCTCTGCAAAAGTTGTCTTAACCATTGCTTTCTGACCTTGCTTGTAAATCTTTGCAACATCAAGAAGCTGATCAACATTTACTTCACCATAATCTGGGGTAAAGTCAAATGTAACACCTTCAGATGTGTAACCAACGTGTCTCCACTTATCTGTAGCTTCTTGAACATTGCTTGGTTTTTGATAACTACCAGCGGTATTTGCAGTCCAAATTGCTTCAGTTTTAGCAATACTAGTTTCTGTCAATTCTTGACCAACAGCACCAACGTAGAAAACGCCAGCACCAACAATAATATTTTTTGAATTGTTTGCCATATTTTTTTTGCACCTCCTTGCATTTTTGAATTAGCTTTGGGGGCTTCCTCATTAATATAATACCACATATTCTATTTTCTAGTATACTCATAAGTTAAATAAAGAGTAGAAATATAAAGTCCAGATTCAAGGCTAACTGGTGCTTTTTCATTTATTGAATAATTGTCTTGCCTTACCTTAATACATTTAAAATTAATTTCTTGATCCATTAAATGATTATTCATAGCCTGAGCAGATATATCAAATTGGCTCAAAACATCATAAATAAAGTTTTTAATTGGATATAGTTCATTCCAGGGAGCAACAATAGAAAGGGTGGCTTCTTCTTTAATCATTGGAAATGTTTTAGTATCCACACCAGTATATACATAGTCATATAAAATATATGGAGTTTTGTCAGTTATAGCATTAGAATCATTAATAGCAAAAATAGGGGGTGTAATTGTATACTGGTCTACATTCCAAACGCTTGTAGGTAGTTTAGAAGCCCCAGAAATGGCACCTCTAGCCCTATCCCAAAGATAGTTTCCAATAAGAATAATTGGTAGTTTTGTATAATCCATATTAAGTCATTGCCCTTCTAGTTATTTTCTTTGCCGATTGTTGTGCAAGACCAGAACCATTAAGATTTCCTTTATTGATACTTGAAATAGCTATATCTGATTCAATCTTTATTCCATCATTAATTCTATCATAAAAACCAATGTCTGTCAAAATCTGATTAGCATTGTTTTGCATAAATGAATCAAATGCTGATTTAAATGAACCTGCTACTCTTGTACCGCCAGGATTTGGTACAAATACTTTTTTAGAAAAAACTTGTTCTCCATTTACCTGAAATGCTAAAAATTTTCCAGCCTTTGGAACAATAGTTAAAGATTTTCCATCTTCCATAACAAAGGCTTTTCTTTTAAAAACGTCACCACTTTTTTCTGGCTTTGTTGCTTCAGTAAAATTATAGGTTATCTTTGATCCAGATATTGTATATTTAAATAATCTAGCATTTTCATTTCCAGACTGTCCAGTTTCATAAACGTGGTGAAAAGACATATGATCTCTTCTTGCTAGGTTATCCAAATACAATCCAAAATGTTTTCCAATTATTTCAAGACCATATTTAATTATTGAATCTTTATTGCTAGATTTTTCGTGTAATTCGGTTAAAAGCTGTGAATGATATTGTGCTACCGCCATAATTTTTTCTGGCATTTTTCCAGTATCTACTTTGCCCATTATAGACCTTCAAGTTCTTGTATTTCTTGTCTTTGTAAAACAGTTTCATACTCTATGATTGAGCCATCAAAGTTTAGTATAGGTGTAGATCCACGAGGTTCAAATATTGTTGCACCATCTACGCCGCCTTTACTATTTGCAATATAGTCTTCTGTCCAAATAACATTTGACCCAGATCTTATTGCAACAACTCTATTTGTTGACACAATAGGGCTTTTTGTTCGGATTTTAATAAAATCTTTATTTATAACTATTTGATCTTTTATATCTATGTTTGCAGAGTTGTTTCCCATCTTAGAGCCTAACAAACCACGAGCAACACAAGATATTGTTTCTTGTAGTGTCCAAGTTTTTGAAACCATTCCATTTGTAGCATTTCTAGTTACAGAAGGGGTGTAAACATCTGCCTTCATACTATATACCGATGCTGCTAGGCAAGACATTTAAATCGCCCGCAAATCCCATCGCTTATATGGTTCAAGCAATGAATCAACATATAGATTTCCTGTGCTATTAAGAATACCATCTTGGAATGTAATATCAAACGAATCATTTTTAATTGACTTAAATCCTTTATTACGATATACAAAATCAGAGCATAATAGATCTACAAATAGTTCCATAGTTGCTTGTTTGATTGCATCTGGAACATACTTCCATCCATATTCACCACGAACATTGAATGAACTATTTTGTCCAAAAAATGCTGGCATAGCAATAGGGTTAATATCCAACCATTCAGCAATATTTACACCTTGCTGATATGTTCTAAGTCCATAATGACTTTCTGTAATAACAAGTGGTAAGGATAAATTATCTACTGTTTCATATAAAGAACTATCATAATAAACGATGTCATCTGAAGTTATTTTGTCATATGACTCAATTCTTTCACCTAAGTGCAAAAGGTCGGCTCCAAGTCCAAGAGTAGACACAGTTTTATATTCAAAATTAAATTTATCATTTGTTCTAGCATTTATTAAAAGTCTTGCTTTCTTTTCAAACTTTTCAAATGTTGATTGATTTAGATGTGTAGAGTCTTCATCTTGATGAGAAACAAAAGAAATTTTTTGAGAAACACCACCAAAGGCTGGTCCAAAATCTATAAACTTTACTGTAATACTATAATCTTTTTCTATATGAGTTATTACTGCAATACCATAATTTGTTTCTGAATTATCTGGAATACTTACAGCTGAAATCCTTACTTTATCTCCAACAATATAAGAACCAGTATATGGATCTGTTCCAATATTATTAAAACCTATATATTTTTTAGGAGAATAAAAAGTATATCCGTTGCTAACAATATCTTGATTTAGATAACCATATCCCCAATATAAATCATAGTCCCCAATGCTAGGGTCTGGTAACAAATTAATTCCAGAATATTCAGCTAGTTCTAGTGCTGTTGCATAAGGTCTTATAAGACTTATATACAATTCATCTGTATATGAATTATTTGATTGTATTCCTTGAATCTCAATCTTTAATTGACGATCATATGCGGTGGTATTTGAATCTAATAAAATACCTGCAATATTATTTTCAATATTATTTGTTTGATCATATTGAATATATTGATCATTTACTAAATCATATACACTATATACTATAGATACTGTGTTTGATTTTGTTGTGTATGGAATATTTAAACTAGATCCATCTGTTCTTATATATTCTTTCACTTTTATTCACCATTTTCAAAAGCATATACTTCTGCTGGTGTAGCCTCCCTGACCTCATTTGATTCTGCTTTCAAGATTTCTCTTGCAAGATCTGCATCTACAAGAATAAAAGGCTCATCCATATCAAAATGTAGGTTTCCTACTTGTAGTGCTGCTCTTTTATGTACCATAGTTAGCCAAACATTATCTTTTAGGCTATCTTCTTTTGCCACCTTAATTTCCTCTTTTTCCTTGTTTGTAAAGTTTGTTAGTGATTGAGAAGAGTTTTCATAATCTTCCCAACTAATACCAGCCTCTTTAATAACATCAATTATATCCTGTTTTCTTGCATTTTTTGTATATTCAATGTCAAAAGCCTGACACAAATCTTTTAATTCTGTAATTGTTTTTGTATTTAACACAAATCCTCCTATCTATTTATTATACACTAAAAAGTAAATAAGGGTCGCATTGCTGCGACCCTTATTTTAAATTGTCCTATTAGGAAGACAACTGCTTGCCGTAGGCAATAGCTGACTTCTCTTCCAAAGCAAGACCCATACGGACATACACTGTGTATTCCAATGAATCTTTGCGAGGAACGAAGAACTTGTGTACAGTAACGTCTCTCTGGAAACCCCAAATTCTGTTCTGTGGCAACGTAATGTCTACGAAACCATCTGGATACAATGGAACTTCCTGAATTGGAAGACCAAATACAGAATACTGAGCACCTGCTGGACCACCAACACGAGGAGTTACGCCATCAAGAACACGAGTAGCAACTTCGTAAGGAACAGACTTTGTAGCCTGATTTACTGTGCGAAGTTCTGTCAATAGTTCCTGAATATGCTTGCTGTTCATATAAACCTTCAGCTGATCACGCTTTGCCTTGAACTTACGAGGCAATGCGTTGTAGATTGCTTCAAGTGCATCTAGGCTGAACTTGGTTGTACCTGCAGAGGCACTGTTCCAAATACCAGTCATTGTTGCAGAAGCTGCAGCAGCTTCGTGACCTGTAGCACTTACGTCAAGAGTCTGACGGTAGAAACCATCAATCGTATTGTCATAGGTACCAGCTCCATTATTACCAGCTCGACCATTAATAGCAATGTCCTCAAGATCGTTACCAAACTGAGTAGCCATCAAGCGTACAACGTGATCCTCAAGGGAGCCGCCTTCAATTGAATCTTCTAGAGATTCTGTTGAAAGTTCGTAATCTAGACGGAACTTTGTTGTTACAAGGTTAATCTTTGTAAAGATTGCAGCTCTATTAGTTGCTGTGTTTTCTGCCTGTGAAGCAACAGATGTAAGTCTTGTACCAACACGAATCTTGTCAAGTTCCATTGTGTTTCCACGCATAATAACTTTACGACCATCATTAGCCAAAACCATCTGATCAAAAACATAATCAATAAACTGTGCTGACTGTGTTGGGTTAAGAACACCACCGTTTGAGTTAGTATCACCCTGCGACAACATTGCGCCTGGAGATGTTAGTGGAGAAATAACTGTGCCACTAGCAGCAGCTTTATTTAAAATATCACTCATTTTTATTTTCACCTACCTTTTCTTTTTTTATTTTAGTTTAAGTATTGAGCGGAGCCGAGGAAGCGTCCCCCCCATAGAGATTCTGATTTCTCTATAGTTGTTTCTGAAGAACCGTCAAGCTCTCCAGACTTTTTAACAGCAGTATCATTTTCTACTGATTCAAGTCTTCCATTAACCTGAGTCAGAGCAGTAACAATATCTGCCAAACCTTTGTTTAACTCTTCATAACGATTTTCTGTTTCTGTTAGTTTATCTGTAAGAGCTTTTGTAACTTCTGCCAATGTATTTGCAACATTAGATACAGCCTCAACATTAGCATCAGCATTCTTTACGAGTGCCTCGCCAACAAAATTTTTGATTTCGTTTAGTGTTTTTTCAAGGTCAGTCGCTTCACCTGAATCGGTGGAAGCGTCAACTGCTTCTGCAGTTTCTTCGACTGTTTCTTCGTTAACTTCTACTGCAGCCTCTTCTGCAGGAGCCTCTGCTGGAACTTCATCAGCTGCCTCTACAGCAACCTCTTCTGCCTCAACAACTTCGTCAACAATTACTTCTTCTACTACTTCTGTAGCCTCTGTGTTGTCAGTCATTTCAACACCTCCTTCATTATTTTGGGTGGCAACCGACATATCCTTGTTAATTGCCATATCTACTGAATCATTGTCCAGTAAAATCTCTGTATCTGATGGAATAAAGAATTTTTTAACTCTAGTAGACCATCCCTTCAAACTGCTCATTTTATGTCCTACAAGTGTTTGTGATGGTTTCCAAGAATCTCCATCTTTTTGATAAACTCTGATAACAACGGCTGGATCTTCTTTAGTTCCAGTTACAGTAAAATCAGAGTTTGGTACTTTAATTTTACCATTAGTTATTACTCTTGTTATCTTTCCTCTTGCTGTACCGCCAGAAGATCCCCACTGTACATAATCTCCAACACCATATGATGCCTTAGTAGCAAGAGTTTCTGGTGTTTTTCTTTTAGGATTTTGTTTTGGATATCTATTAATTGTTTCTTCATTTGTAATAGTTCCAGCATTATCTGCCTTTTTAATAGCATCAACTAATTCTGATATTGCTTTTTCAATATCTGCTTTTTCAATCTCATCTACCCATCCGACAGCAACCAAATCATTATTACAATTAACACAAGTATATTTATCTTCAGTAGATGTAAATGCAATATCATCTTCTTCACACCAGAATACATTTTGAATGTGTGATTTATTAAAAATACCAGTCGCTACATCGCCATCAATAGTCTTTTGAATAGAAAAAATATTAGCAAGTTGATTTGCTGGAGAATCGACAAGGGATAGTTCAACCAAGTCATATTCTTTAATTACACGAACTGTTTTATTTAAATCTTCGTCAAACTCGTTTTCTGCATCTTTTACAGCACCACCGATTGAAAAACCAGTAAGTGTTCCATCTAAAACCATTTCCCAAATGTCAGATGCACCCTTAGAAATATATGCATCTACATAAACACCATTATATGTTTTCTGAGTTTGTGTATCAAAAAATGAATCTGTCCTAAATGAAACTATTTTACCAGCGGGAATTGGCTGATGCATCAATCTTACATTACCACGAAAATTAGCAAATGCTTTTTCTGATGCAGATGATTCTACACGATCTCCTTGACGATCAATATTATCAAGAGTAGCAAACCCAGAAACAATACGTTTTTCAGCATCAACCTTAGAAATTGGCATTGTCAATGTTACTTGATTGCCGTTAGTTAATAGGGATGCCTTTTGTATATTTAACATAACATTTTAATTATACAATATTTCTTATATTAGGCTTGTTGTCTACCTTCGCCTTGAGGATTTCTTTGTCCAGTTTCACCATCACCAGCATTTGCTTGTCTTTGTTGATCACGTTGTCTATTACCAGTAGCTTGAGCAGTTTGATCCGCTGCTTGCTGACCAGTAAGTTTAACTGGTGTATCTCCACTTGGAATTGGTGGAAGTCCTAATCTAGTTCTAACTTCATTTGGAAGTAATACCTGCATACGAAGATATCTTTCATCAATCTTTGATTGAGTATCTTCATCTGTAAGAGTAAGTTCATTAAATACAAGTCTGAAAAGATCAGTTTTTTCAGCAATAATTCCACTAATTTTCTTCTGTAAAACATCTTGTGCAGGTCTAGTAACTTGTTCCTTAAATGTTTTATCTGCATCTTTAGCAGCGGCAAGTGAAATACCTTCGGCACTACCGATTTTTGATTGTGGAACACGGTGAGCCATAAGGATTTCTTCTCTATTTGATTTACGATATTTATCAAAAGAGCCTTCTTGAACCTTATCTTCTACTGCTTCCATCTTAACTTCTACCTTGCTACCAGCCTCATCTCCAGGAAGCGGAACAACAAGCGTTCTATGGCTTTGACCACGAAGATTATTTTGGAAAAACTCAAATAGTTTTGCTTCTGCATCTCTGCTTAATTTAGCACCCTTAACCCAGAAAATATATCTAGGAGTTGCTTTATTTTCAAAATATTCAAGATTATATTTAGCTGCATATTCATTACCAGCCATAGCGTTTTGTGCAGTAACAATAGCAGGAATACCATAATAAGTATTTGTTGGAGTGTAATTATAAATATGAATAATCTCATTTGGACGAGGATCTGCACCTATTGGTGCTGGAATATCTTCTTCATCGTGAAAGTTTTTAAAGAAAGCAAACTTGCCACCCACTAGTTGAACAAAACCATCACGAAGTCTTCTTACACGCATAGTTGCCGCTGGAATGTGACCAATATAACCAATCTCTCCAGTAGTTTTTCTACCGATTTCAATATATCCATTTCCAGTAGACTCTAAATCAAGATACACTTTTGTTAAAGTAGCAGTAAAGGTATCATCATCATTTCTACTATCAAGCCATTCAAGAACTTCTTCTTTTGCGCCTTCAAGTTTACGTCTTACCTTTGCAACCTTTTCCTGATCACCCATAGATTCAAGTTTTTGTTTTACTGGCAAAGTATATTCTAGACTATATCCAAGACCAACAATGTTTGCTACTTTTGCATTAATAGCAGCGTAATTAGTTGATGAAACCTCATAAATTTTTGCCAAAGAAACTGGATTATATGGAGGTTCAATAACATCAAAAAGACCATAACCAAACTGTAATGGGATTAACTGTTTTGATTCTGCATCATCTCCACCAATACCATTTGTTGGAGGAATAAACTTTGGAGAAGGACCAACCTGTCCAGCTTTTTCTAGTTTTCTTTTAATATTTCTTTTAAAGTTTTGACCAATGCCACGATATTTTAAAAGCTCTTCTGTTGGTTTTTTAAATTCATCTTCAAACTCAAAAGATGAACTATCTCTTGATGTTCCAAGACCTATATCTCTACCAGAAATTATATATTCGTTTTCTTCAGAATTATCCATTCTTACGCTCATTTGCAAATAGTTCCTTCCAGTTTCCAAGATCTCCATATGGAGTTAGACCTTCAGCCATACGATCAATATCTTCTCTAGCCTGACTATCTGTTGCTCTACCAACACCAGCCATAAATACCGCTTCTCCTTCAGGTTGTCCCCAGTATCTAGCAGCCTCTGTTATAATTTTAATTTTTTCTAAATCATATTTCATAGATGGAATATTTAAGGTATTACCATCATCGTCCATAAATAATTGTCCATTTGGCAACTTCCAGACATAAAGCCCAAAACTTGAACCATCTTCGACCACACTTAAGCCATTTTTACGTTTTTCCATACCACTATGATACCATTTTATAGTTCTTTAACTATAGTTGCAGAAACTTTTGGATCTAAATACAATGTAGCTTTTTCGAATAAAAATGTAGAATTTGGCTTAGTCAATTTATATCCTTCTGAAATATAGTCATTATTATTTTCAATAAATACATAATTTATATAATTATTTAATTCTTCTTTTGTCAGAGTAATTATTTTTTGCTTTGTATTTTGATCATAATCTTCTTCTATTTCAGATTGGATTTTATATAAATATTTTAACTTTGAAGTGTCTGAAAAATCTTCAGATACTAAAAAATAATCTTCTTTTTTTAAATAAGAATCATTTATTTTTAAATATTGTTCATTTTCTATATTCTCATCATCTCTAAAGTTAATAATATCTCCCATTTTTACGTTAATAACATCGCTTAATGTTACTATTGGATGACTTTTAAAAATTATTTTGTTTTTTGATGGTATTGTTTCAAAATTCGTTTTATTAAATGAGACGGTAACTTTTTTAGTTCCAGAAACAATTCTTGTAACTTTTGCATTAGTAAAATTAAAGCCACTAACGGTAACTGATTGACCAACTTCTATATTTGTTACATTATTAAGTGTAAAGACAATATTATTTGCTTTCTTTTTTCCATTAATAGCTGATGTTGTTGTTTTTGTAGTTATTAATTGTTCTATTTCTGTAACATATAATGGGTCATCTAATATTGTAGTAATTTGATTATTATTGTCAATAGTAGATATTGAGTATATATAAGAGCCATCATTTGAGCCGATTGCCGTATTCTTATTTAATTTATCAACGCTAGAAACAGTTATTTGGTTTGTTGTTGATGCTTTTATAGATGTTAAATCTTTATTTAATGTTGGAGTATAATTTAAAGTTATTGTTTTAGGTGTTGATCCATCTATTAATTTATCATACCAATATTTACTTGCTGTATCTGTTGCTTTTGAATCTATAATATTTGAAAATTGAATTTCTTCTTTATATATTGTTTCTTTATTTGAATCAATTATTGTTATTCCAAAATCTTCAACCTTTACTGATGGACTATCAGTTAATAAATTATAAAGATTAGTTACATTATTTACTGTAAATTTTTTATCAAATATCATTAATTGATCAACATAAAACTCTGATGTTCCAGAAACATTTCCCAATATAATATCTTTAGGAGTTGAGTCTGTAATGTATACTGGATCAGTAAATACAAAAATTATATTGTTCCAACTATTTGTTTTAATTGTTGACCCAGCAACACCATTTATATATATTGTTGCTCCAGATAGAGACAGAGTATTTGATGATAATGACATTTGATTTCCGCCAACACTAATAATACTTGCTGATGTAGTTGTAGATGGAATATATAACATAAATGAAATTGTTTGTATTCCAGAAGCTATAGACATAATTCCTTTATATTCTTCATTATTTGTATATGAAGAAAATGTTGAAGAATTTGATGTTGGAATACAAATTGTATTGTCGCCTGAATAATAATAATAAGATCCATTATAAAGTACCGCATTATTTGTTGAATACTTAGAACTATTACTCCAAGTTGATTTATAATTATAAGATGTAATTTGTTGCCATTGAATTGGAATCGTAGGTGGTATCTGAGTTACATATGCACTTGGAAATGGTGGTCCCCAAGGATATCCTGTTTTTTTGTAAAAGCTATTACTAAAATAAACAATATCATTTGTATTATAATATGTTCCACTAACCCAAGTATAATCTGTAATTTTATTCCATTGCCTAGTTTGTAAAGATGGGTTTAGATCAATAGTTACAGGGGTAGAAAAATTCCATTGAGTGTCATAATTATTGCTATTATTATAAACTTGAGATACAACTACTTTATCTCCATTAGAAAAATTATTTTCATTAAGTGTATAATAAAGAGTAGAGCCAGTTTTTGTTGCAGAATTTATTGTTTGAATTATACTTGGAAAAGTATAGTCTTGTGTTATTTTTACATAAGAATCTTTAATTTTTAATCCACTAGAATATCCATTATAAAAAAATGGAAACTCTGTTATATCTGGAGTTGAATACTCATTATTTCTATAATATATTTTTGCTGGATTTCCTCCAGGAGAAACATTACAAGTTAAATATTTATCGGTACCTTCTTCAATTACTGGATAACTAAATAATCTAAAATAATCTAAAATAGGTGGAGTTTTAACTAAATCATTTGTACTTAAATTAAAATTAAATGTGATAACATCAGATTGATCAATAGATGTTGACGGATAGATAATATTTTGTTTATTTAACCAAGATCCAGAAGTTATTATTCTATCATTCAATGTCTGTTCTTCTAAAAATTTTGGTAATTGCTCTATTCCATCAATATATGTGCTTCCAGAAATGCTTGTAGTTACGCTAGTACTTCCTAAAGGATTTCCTATTTCAATTCTACTAGCACCAGTATATTGAAGATTGGATGATTCTACTAAAGCTGATAACGGAATATTTATTTGTGCGGTAGCAAAAGATTGTATATTAAATCTTTTTTCTAAATAATTTGGAGTAACTGTATAGTAGTGTTTAAACGATGACCCTTCAATACTTGAAAATGTTGAATAGTAAGATAAATTATCTTTATGAATAGCAATAATTTTTGACATATTAAAACCAATATAATCATTACTGCTTAAAGATTTTGTAGTTTCGCTATTATTAAATGACCAAGAGTTTGTAGATCCAATACGAATAAATGGAGAATTAAACTGAAAATTTATTTCTTGCGTTGATGTATTTTTAATATTACTTGTTTGACTTAAATAAAAAGTATCTATAAATCTATCATTTTTTATATAAAAACCAACATAAAAATTATCAGCAAGGGTTCCATAAGATATACTTGATATTTCTGTTTTAGATTCTAAATAAATATAATAAACTTTTATAGATGAATTAGTTATTGTAAAAGATAACTGCTCATCTGAATTATTAGATAATAAAGAAAATAATGGCTTTTCTTGATTACTTGTTATAGTTATATTATTTTTATTAAACTTAAAAGCCCAGCCACCATCTATAACTGGAATAATTGAAGATGTATTCTCTATCAACATATAATAATCATTACTAAATGAAACATAGTTTCCAGACTTAAATATAGATTCTATTTTAGAATAATAATCATTCTTTTGAGAAAAATATAAAGATGGCTCTGGATAATTCTTTATTGTAATCTGATTATTAATAGAAACACAATTATTTGAATCTGTTATAGACCAAGGATTTGTACCACCAAAATCAAAAGACTTTATAAATTGATGATCTTGCATAGAAAAATTATAATATACTCCATTATTTCTATCAAAAAATTCCGAAGGAATACTATATCCTATGCCATATACAAAATGTCTAAGAGCTTGTTCTCTTGTAAGAACATATGAATATAAAGCTATACTATCTATTTGAAAAATATCTATACCACTTGGTTTTTGAAAAATAAATGGATTTGTAACATAATCTAAACTAAAGTAACTTTTATAATTATATAACTTTTCTGTAGATTTTATTCCATTAACAATAAGTGTTATTTCAGACTTTGAATAACCAGCAACTATATGTATTGGCTTATTTACTGAATCTATATGAACAGCTACACTTTGTTTTTTAGTAGTTGTACCAATACTATAAATAATATAATCATTAATTATTGATATTTTTACTTCTGGATTTGTTTGATCACCCTTATACATAATTACTTGTTCTGTAGGTGATGTTTTTTCTATTTTAATCCAAAATTCAAGAGATGATGAGTTTCCACAATCTTTTAAAGACATTTTATCTAAAGATGGAATAGATATTGTGGCAGAATTTAATAATTTAATTGAAGATTTTTCTCCAAAAACTATTGGAAATTTTATGCTCTGAATATCTCCAGAATCTGTAATAGATGTTGAATATGTGCCATTATAAATTCTTGATCCAGTTGCATCAACTATGAATTTATCACTCATTGCCACATTTCCAGATGTATCATCTAGTGACCAAAATATAGCTGGACTATCTTTTTGAATTAATGTTGAATATGACATATGACCTCAATTATATTATACCGCTTTTGAGATATCAGTTATATCACAAGCACCTGCAACACAAGCTAAATCTTGTACAGATGTAGTTGCATCAAAGGTTTCATATATCTCTAGCCATTTCCAGTCTAAGTCGGCTGGTGTTTCTTCAACCAGTTTATTATATTCATCTTCAGTAATCTCCTGATATGGAGCCTGTTGATATGTATGTTCTGAGTAAGGCAAGAATGAAACACCTGACATTTCGTCAATATGCTCATACACCCAAGCACCGACAGCCATCCATTCATCTTCCTTTACAGATACTGTAATAGATGGTTTATGTTCTGCCCAATGTCTTTGGTATGTAAGCCAAATATCCAAATGCTGAATAGCAGTTAGATTTTCTCTCAAAGTTGAGCCTTCTGGTGCTTTAATTGGAAATGTAAAGACCATAGTATCATTTGGTTTCATAACATCTGGTTCGTGTTTAATACCCATATCAACAAGGAAAGATGTAATTGGATCTTTCATATCACCACGAATTGTGCGAGCATAAAACTGTGAATGCCAAGGATGCATACCAGAAGATGAATTAACTAGCTGGGAAACAGTTCCAGATGGCTTAACACAGGTAATAGCCGCAGACTGATTAATTCCAATCTCTTTTGCCCAATAAGCATTTATATCCACAGCGTGTAATCTAAGTGCATCTAGCCATTCTGCAAGTTTTTCTGTTCCTTGAGAACCATTAAGAACTGGATGAGATAGCTGACCAGTTAGCGAAACACCAAGCAGTCTCTCTTCTTCACTATTCTTTTGCCAAATCTTGCGAAGGTATTTGAAACGAGTAAATGTTGACTGAACAGTTCCAAGAAGCGTTGCAAGTTCAACTTTAGCCTTAAGGTCTTCAAGGGTATCTGTATCCCTTACAACAACCTCAGTTAAATTACAGAACTGATAAGGTCTAAGAATAATCTCTGAACAAGGGTTTGTTCCAAAATCAGATGTTGCGTCTCTACGACCATTCTTTGCAGAAATCTTTTGTGCTGCCTCACGACTGAAAATACCACGCTCACCTGATTTTGAGTCATAAAGGGCTTTCCATTCATCCATAAATACTTCCATAGTTGGCTTAGTATTATATACGGCTGAGTTATTTGCCAATGCTCTCTGACCACTATATTCCCACCAAGAACCTGCTTTTGCGGCTGCCATATTGCGATCTTCAAGATCTGAAAGTGAAATCATTGCACTTCGGCGAACACCACCAACTACCACAACTTCGGCAATCTTACACATAAGGTCGTGGGCTTCTAGTGGAGTTAATTTTCTACCAGAAGCACCCTTAAGAAGTGCTACTGAAAATTTAAATAATCTATCTAGTGGTTCTGGACCAGATGCACGACCACCAAATGTTTTAAGACGAGCACCAGCGGGTCTTACAAGTGACATATCCCATTCTGGAATCTGACCTTGCCATAAAAGGGCAAGAAGTTCTTTAAGAGATCTAGCCCAGCCAGCCTTAGAGTCTTCTACAACAATCTTTGTATTTGTTTTTTCAAAGTGCTCATTAATGGCAGGTAACTGAGTAACATATCTTGATTCAACAGAATATCCAACACCAGTTCCACACATAAGAATATACATCGCCTCATCAAAAGAGCGGAGTGAATCAATAGGCATATAAGCACAGTTATAAATACAAGTGTTGTCACGCTCTAGTGCTGGACCAGCCGTCATAAAAGCTCTCATAGATGGCATTACATCTGTATTAAGAATTGCATTTGAAATCTTGTCGATATGTGATTGGTCTAATTTATATCCACTATGCTTATCTAAAGCATTAAAAATATAATCGGTATAACGAGATACTGTTTCATCCCAGTTTTCTCTGCGATTATCTTCTTCCCTCCATCTTGCGTATCTTGTTTTATGAATTACTTGCTGATATGCCGATGGCAAAGAAACTGTCATTTATTTTCACTCCGTATAATCTAATCCCAAAATGTGGGTAATATCTATTGTACCGCAACAAGCATTAGTGGTCAAGAGGTATGGTAAAATATTTTAATGATAACAATACAAGAATTGCACAAATATATGGATTTAGTAGAGATGAGAATGGCTCCTGTGATACCCTGTGCCCTAGATGCAGAACATATGCCACCTGTGCCATTTGAAAAGGATGGACAACCAGCTTTATGGTGTCTGGAATGTGATACAAAACTATTTATTGGTGAAAGAAAAGCCAGTTTAATTAAAAAGATTATTGGGTGACATCGGCAACGACAGTTAGTGGACCTTTGAATAATGTAGATATAACTCCACTATTTGACATTTGAATATCATATTCATAAAGTTTTCCACCAATAAGTTTTGCTGATTCTGTAGCACTTAGTGTAACTTGAACTGTTCCAGTTACTTCATCAGTAATTGTAAAATTAAAAGAAGCTATAGCTGTAGACTTTCCTTTTTCTTTTACTTGACCTAAAAATGTATATCCAGTTACTGGAAAATCGCTACCATCATTTTGTAGGTGCATACTAAAAACAAAAGTGTCACCCTTATAAATTTTAAATGCATTATATCCTGGAAGCATTAACCAATCACCACTACCTTATAAGTTGCTGCCGTAATTGTTGAAGCATTTGAATTAATGCTAATTACAACGGTTGTTGTACCGACAACTACATCTGCTTCAATTATAGCATTTGATGTAGCATCACGAAGTTGTGCTATTACATCTGCACCAAGACCGTGTGTAATTGTCCAAGTTGCTACACCACTATTAACATTGAGTAAAGGATTTGTAGCAGTATATTTCTTTGTGAAACCATCAGTTACGAGTGCAGTTCCAAGTGCAGTTTTGTCTACTGCAAGACCATTTGTTTTTGTAAGATATGGATTTGAAGATGCAAGGATTGTGTCAAATGCCAAAGTATTTGCTGAGTCAGTATAGGTTACAGAAAGAGAATTAGATCCTGAAATGAAACCACCATTTCCAACAACATCTTGAACTGCTTCTGTAAAGTCTGAAATATTACTTGATGTATGAGTATGACCAACTAATGCTATTTCAACTTCAGATCCTTTAAGACCTGCATACCATTTAGTAGCCGACTCATTCCAAAGCAAAGAAGCATTGGTAGATGTTCCACGAATTACTTCTAGTCCAGCATTTAAAGTAGGTGTTCCAGTAACTCCATTATTTAAAATAACAATATTATCTTCTACAGAAAGTGTAGAAGTATTAAGAGTAGTTGTATCGCCATTTACTGTAAGATTTCCAGTAACAACAAGATTTCTGCCAATAGTTACATCATCAGGCAACCCAATAGTATAGTTTGGACCAGCCGAAACTTCTACTTCATTAGCTGTTCCTGTAATGGTAGTATTAGAAATATCATCTGTATAAGCAAGTGATTTCCAAGCTGTACCGTTCCAAATTTTTGGGCGGGTTGCTGTAGATTGATAAATAATTCTACCAATATGGTATGTTTGATTTGTTGTAATAGTTGGGTCGGCAGAAAGATTTTCCAATCTAAAGTTTTTTGATTGATTTAACCCTAGATCTAAATCTACTGCAAAAAGTCTACTTGCCACTATATTCACCCATATTACGAAAGATATGCCTTACCTGATGTAGAAGCATTCATAACTATTCTAACAGAGTTTGCGTCTAAATACTGAATATCTGCTTCAATTATTTGATTGGAATCATTCAAAACTGTAACATTTGGATAAAAGTTAAGATTATGATAAATAGTCCAAGTAGAATTAGCTGATGCTTGGGTATGATAATACTTAACGTGATTAACTGGATCAGCATTAATATCTGGATAATCTATAACTACATTACCGATTTTTCCATTTACTGACTGAACTGGTACATATCCATCATTTAATAATAATTCTACAGTTAGATTATTTTGAGCATCTTCTACGGTAATAGTAGAAACATCGGCGGTAGAAGAAAGACTAATATTAGTAACCTCAGATATAGTATTAACATCTACAGTGTCTACTGTTTGAACTGGAGATAAAGTAATAGAATCTACAGGATTTACAAGAGTTACTGTTATTTGATCTGGATTAGACATACATCTATTGTAACACTAAACGCTGTTCAATTTTAGTAAAATGATCATCTACAACTTTATCCCAATTATATTGCTCCATAACTAATGGTGCTTTATTATAGTATTTTTCTAAAAGAGATTCAATATTTTCTTCTACATATTTCATTTTTTCTAGAACTGTATTATAGTTAGGCTTCCACATAAGTCCAGGATGAGTAACTGTCCAATAATTATGAGAAAGTTTTGCATCGATAACTAAATCTTCTAATAAATGAGTATAATCACACCAACCTTCTGTAACTATTGTTGGCATTCCTGTTGCAAGACATTGAAGCGGGATTAATCCAAATCCTTCACCCCACGATGGATAAACAAGGCAATGATGATCTGCCATAAGTTTTACCATTTCAAATGATGTTAATGTCTCAGCAATAATATTAATATTTGGATAAATAGAATACTCTTCAAGTGGTGAATCTTTATATGCCTTAATAGTAAGAGTAACATCTTCACGTTCTGAGTACAATTCAAGGAAAGCTTCAACAACATCATGTAGATTCTTTCTATATGCTGGATATCCAATATGTAAAAATTTAAGTGTTCCATCATATTTTCTTTTTTGTGGTGTAAATACAGTATCTACTCCGTGACCAAAAACTTCAATTCTTTTATCTGTATACTTAGAAAATATTTCTTTATTCCAATTATTTCCAACCCAAATCTCATCAACATTATCTAATCTTTCTACCCATTCAGATTTTAACTGACTTGATTCCCAATCAGTATAACCAATTTTATATGATCTTTTTGATAAAAAATCATATTCTGATGGATGCCCAAATGCAATTTCTAAATCACAATCTTTATCTGCATAAGAAACTTGACGATCTGTTTTTACTAAAGAATTTACAATTTTTCTACAAGCGTGACCATAGCCTTGATAAGGAGCTAGTTGTTCATATCTAAAACTAATTCTCATCCATTTTATTTTCTTCTAGGGCGGTTAACCGCTTTTCAATTCTATTAATAGCATCCTTAATAGATGTACCAGAATTGGGTTTCATTTCATAAGATATATGCTCTACGTCTTCTTCTATCTTACGAAGTCTTTCTTGCATACCAGGTCTTCCTGGAAATCCTGGGCGGGCTTCCTCACCAAAGTAATCATCAAGAAAGTGTATAAATCTTTTAACAGCCTTTGTAATCTTTCCACTAGTAACTACAATTACTGTTAAGCCACCAAGCGTACCTGCTATTGATAAGATTATTTGTGCCATTCGCATATTCAATTATACACCTTCAAGAAAACTACTTTGCTGTCTTGCCTTTCGTAGTTTCTGCTGTTTTCTTCGCTGGGGTCTTTGGGGCTGTTTTCTTAACAGCAGGTTTTGTAGCAGGAGCCTTTTTAGCAGGTGTCTTTTTAACAGCCTTTGCAACCTTTACTACATCTTCAACTACAACATCAGCAAACTGAGTTGGAGTATATCCACGACCAAAAGCAACATCATTCTTGTTCAACCATCTCAAAACAACAGGTGCTACAGCAGCAACAAGTGCTTTTGCATAATCCCCTGAATTATTACTACCGCTTAGATAAACGGCGATTTCGGCACCAAGAATAGCTCTTGCATATGAAGCAAGAATTGCTTTCTGTTGACTATTTAGTGTCATTAGTGTATCCTTATCTATAAGTTATATATATCATATATATAATTACTATTGTAATATATAAATATTCTTAATATATTAATATTTAATATATTTTTATATTTATTATATTTATATATAAATAATATTTAATAATTATAATACCTGATTTTATTGAAGTCAATAATTTTTATAAAACTTTTATAAAATTTGTACAAAATTTATATTTATAAATTAAAGATAAATAACCTTATCTCCTGATTTAAAATTTATTTTCGGCGGATTTCGGCGAGAACAGAACAGAAAACCCCCCATCCAGCAAAACTAAAAAACATTTTTTACATATGCTGGAGTATAATTATTAAATGAACAGCGGGCTTAACTGCAATACCTGCAAGAAAGAAATACAAGTAATCGGGCAGGTGCGAGTAAACTCAGCCGTTTGTATTACCTGTTATGCTAAAGAATTAGAAAAAAGAATAATTGAGTTAGAAAACGCACAACAACCGATCAAGGAAAATGATGAGTGAACAACCGCTAGAAGAGACTCTAGAAGAGTCATTAGAAGCCATAGAAAGCAATCTGGGGGCAGTAACATATATTATGCTTGCCAGAATATACGATTTATTAATATTGCTCTGTGATGCTCAGGGAAAGGGAGAAGATGCATTGCGTCTTATGGAGATGCATAAACAAGGTTTATTAATGTCTCCAATACCAGCTATTGCTGCTCCTGAAGATACCGACCAAAAATAAAAAATGAGCAATCAGAAGATTTTTCCGACTACCCATTTTTTATTTAACTAAATCTAGTTAACAGATTTATGATAATACTCTTTATCCTTTTTATCCCAACCGTATGGTGTCTTTTTAGAAGCCACCTTTTTTGGTTCAGATGAAGCGATAGAGATTGTACGAGGTTGTTTTTCCTCTGGTACATCTTTTTTCAATGTGACAAAAAGAATACCATCTTTAAGTTCCGCAGAAACTGTTCTTACATATTCAGATAGTGCATAAGTTCTTGTGAACTTTCTTGCTGCAATACCCTTGTAAAGATATTCTGCTTCACTTTCAGCCTTTTCCCCCGAAACTGTTAGATTACCGTCTTGTTCAGTAACAGTTAGATCTTTTTCAGAAAATCCTGCTACCGCCAATTCAATAACAAAATTGTTATCGTCTACTTTTCTAACATTGTAAGGTGGAAATGTACCTTCATTTGATTTGATTACCTGATCAAACTTTGGAAAAATGTTCTCAAAGCCAATCAGATACGGATTGTTAATCCAATGTGAACCTGAAGTCCACGTTGTTGTGATGTTTGTCATCGTTTTTTCTCCTTTTCAGCGAGTTATTTATTTGCACCCCCCGAAGGCAAGTGCATCTATATATTATAACAAAAAACATTCACTTAATATAGTTTTATAACAAAATCGTTATATAAATTTGGATAAAATTTGGATAAGTTTTGGATAATTCTTGGATATATGATCAGGTAGGGTCATTTTGGTAAAAATGTGAATAATTTTTTATTTTGTATGATACGCATATAAGAGAAAAGAAAAGATTTTCAAATAGTGAGCACATATCTAGCTATGCGGTGTCTGGATTTGAATCCTTTTATTTTATACCCGCCAATAGCATAGGGGGTAGGCACATAGGGGGTGGGACTTAGTAGCCCTCACACTCACAGACAACGCACACGGTTGCGTCTAACTCATCGTTGTATTCAAATACAGAATGGTCATCGCAAGCAAAACAGAATGCTGTTTCCATTATTCACTCACCGCCTCACAGATAATACACAACGAAACTTCAAACGGTGTCAGTTTATCGCCACACTCAACACACTTCTTGTTGGTAATAACCTCAACATCATCATCAAAGTCAATCATAATGTAACCTTTCTAGTTAATACCAACCTAACACATAGCACTGACAAAAACAACACGACACGCCTATTTATTTATAACGATTTGATAACATTTTGGGGGTCGACCCCCCGCTCTCGGGCGTGTCAAGTAGACACGCCGATAAATAATGTGAGATTCCCCACACCGACACACCGACACAAATGCAAAAAATGTCAGACCCTTGTGGTATTGTGTAACTATTCACCTAACGAAAGGCAAGAAAAATGAACGCACTAACCCTTGACCTAACCGCCCAATTCGTGGACTTGCGTATTGGTAACCTTTTTGAGTTGTATCTCAATACTAAGGTTGTTGCCGTTATTGTTGGTATTGTTGTTGTGTTGCGTGTTCGCAAGGTAGTCAATGACCGACTAGCACAACGCAAGGCAAATACTTGGACAGTACCGCCACAGATAGATTTGTTAGATAGTAACAATCCTTTTGACGATTTCGCCTAACAATAAGGCGGACAAGGGGTAGGGCAATAATGTCCTACCCCTATGCTATGCTAGTACCCTACCCGAAAGGCTGTTATGTTTGACTTTATCACCAATCCACTAGGCGACTTAGTTCACTTTATCGGTAATGTGTTTCAGTTCTTTGCTGTTGTTATCGTTGTATTTCTTGTTGCTATTGTTGCCGTTATCCCTTTTGCTATGAAGTGGTTCGCTATCAACCTTGCTAAAACTGTTGTAGTGGAAACCGCTAAACTTGTAGAGGTTGCTAGTGCTAACTCACAAATAAAAAATGCGGTGAACACAATCGCAACGCAACTAACTAACACATCTAACGCACTAAAGGAAAACAAAA